ACATACAGCACTTCAACGCTTCCACGGTCACCAGTGCGCACGCCTTCATGCACGTTGGTTGTTTCATCATTTGCTTGCATTGTCTTTGCTCCCCTGTTGGTGGTTGTCAGGCACGTTGCACGTCATGGCCGTTGTCATTGTCCGGCGTGTCAATGTCAATGGCTGTGGCCCGCACCCCTTTGGCTGAATCTGCCCATTGGCCTTCATCAAATGCGTTAACAGGAAGTTCACCCGTCACCAACATGCCGCGCACGTTTTGGTTCACGGTCATGTTCTCCCTGTATTCCGGCATGTGCTTTTTCATAACAAACTGCAACAGCGTGTCACTATATTTGCGCTTGCCGCCAATCCGGCCCATTGTGCGCACAACTTTCATGCCTTTGCCGTCAGCCTTTGGCACTTCTTTTGTGGTGCTTCCAAAGACCGGTTCAACCACGCCCTTGGTTGCACGGCGCACGGCTTCAGCTTCAAGGCTTTCATTGAAGACGTCTTTGGCGTCATCAATCAAGTTGGCAAAAGCCTTGTCTGCATCATAGTGGCGCTTGGCCGTCATGTATGACACGCCACACGCCTTGGCTGACTGCATGAACAAACCGGTTTTTGCATAATGTTCCAAGAAGCGGGCCTTGCGCTTTGCATCAAACTTGGCAGGCGCACGGTTGCGTCTGCGCTTTGCTGGCGTCAAGTTGTCACCCCATGGAATAACGCCCTGTTCATCAATTTGCTGTTCTATGCTTTTTGGTGCTGCCATATTTGCGTTGCTCCCTGGTTGGTAGGTCTGCCAATCTATAACAACAGAAGCGTCAATTGGCAAGCCTTTTGGTGGTCAACAGAAGTTACGTGTAACGGCAAGAAAACCACGCCAAAAAACCCAGGGGCGAAAACAGCACACGGTTGGCCAGGGTCAAGCCACCCAGGTGAAGAAGCCCAGGAAGGCAAACAAGGCATTTCACCACCACTGCACAACCATGCACAACTTCAGGCAGTCAAACGTCAAAAGGTTGTGCAGACCGCAAACTTTCAAATTCATTATAAATATATACTATATTACTTAACTTACTTAACCTTCTTAACTAAATAAAATAAAATAAAAAGAAACAGGCCACAAAGCCCTTCTTCCTGGGTTCCCTAATTTTTCCACAGCAATTTTGCAAAAACGTCAAGAAGGTTGTGCAGGCTGTTATGTAACTGAAATCAAACGAAAAAAGTGCAATTTTTTCTGCACAACCCCAATTCATAGGTTGTGCGGTTGTGCAATTGCTGTATATATCTGTCATATACCTATATGACTTTTAACCTGACTAAATCAGTCAAGAAGGCTGCACGGCCTTCCATCAGGGCTGTGCAATTTTCCGTCAAAAATGCCCGAAAAACGCGTTTTGGTTCCGTGCATATGCTCACAAACCGCAAAAATTGGCAATTTTGCACAGCCTTGCCCTGTTTTTGCACAAGTAATTAGCAATTGGTCAAGCATATCCAAAAAGTGCTTAGAAGCCCGCCAATGGGCGCTTTGCCCAGGAAACAGGCAAAGTGCTGCACAGCCTTCCAAAAATAGGCTGTGCAGGGCGTCAGGGAGCCCACCACCGGCACCAAGCCAGGAAGGCAACACACAACCATGCAAAGACCGTCACGGCCACGCTGCCAGGGTAAGGCTTGCGCACGCTGACCACCGTGTCACGTATGGCAAGGCCAACCGCAAAAATGAACATGACCAAGCCCAGGTATGTTGATTGAATCAGCATGACGTTTCAAAACCAAAGTTGCGTGCAATCAGCGCCCGTCTGTGGTCACAACCGGCGCACCATGCAGCGTGTTCAAAGCTGTTTTCATTGAAGGTCATGCGGTCACGTTCCCACAGGTCAAAGCCACGCCAAAAGGCAACGGCAATGCACGCCTTCCAAAAATCACCATACTGTTCAGTCATCAGCTTCCACGGCAGGCCATGAAAGCGTTCAGGCGGGTTGTCAAGCCAATGCTCATACAGCATTTGAAGTTCAGGGTATGCAAAGAAGCTGCACGCGGTCACGTTGCCGTCAACGCGTTCTTCCGGCACGGGCTCCCCTTCCGGCACGGGCAGTTCACCAAGCGGGCAAAGTTCAGGGCCACAGTTGCCTTCATGGTCACGCGGGTTGTCACCGTGGTTGCAGTAAACAAGCGTTGGCGTCAAACCCTTTGGCCAATCCGGCCCGTCAGTGTGTTTGCTGCCTTCAAACTGGCAGCACTGGTTGAAGCACCCCTTGCCAAACCATGACGGGCCTGTGTCATGCCAGTGGGCGTGTTCTTCCACTTCCTTGGGCCTGTTGGTCTTGAACCATATGGCGGCATATTCATCCAATGTCATCTTGCCGTTGGAATGGTTCACAGCGGCCAGGGCGTCACTTAGGCATGGCCCGCACCCGTACAACGTGAAGTCAGGGGTGACCTTGCCGATTGGAAAAACGGCACCACAGTGGTTGTCACACATTGTGCATTTCATTGGCCTGTTCTCCTTTTCTGTTTCCATGCCTGGGGCAATATCCGTTTTGCTTGCCGGTCATGGGGTGGCAGTGGCACGGCACGGCTTCCTTCAATGGCTCCCCACAATACAGGCAGTTGGTGAAGCGCCCTTTGTTGACGTGGCCACAGTCTGCACAAACAATGTCACGGTCAAGCGCCGCACTGGCAGCACGTGCCAATTCACGCCGCCACCGTTGCAGGTGGTCAGCCAAAAAGTCACGGTTGACCTTGTATTCAAGGGCGTCACCCGTAAAGATTGCCGCGTCAACAGCGTCAACTGTTTCTTGAAAACTCATGCTTTCACCTTTTCCCATTTGGTTAATTGTTTGACGGCTTGGCCTGAAGCTGACCAACCATTTGGTGCGGTCAGGGTAAAAACTTCATGCGTGGTCATGTCCGTCAGCTTATAATAACCGGCCACCACCTTTGTCAGCTTGTACATGTTGCCGGTTGCCTTCACGGTCATCACAGTGGCCATTGGCCCGTTTGTGAATTCAATGTCACGTTGGTGCGCCATATCACCAAACCCCGTCTTCATCCGGTTCAGGTTCACTTTGCAGGTGGTCAAGTATTTCATCGGCAATCAGTTCAAGCGCCGCTTCCGGCAGGTCAAGGGCTCCCCTGGGCGTTGTGACTTTGAAAACGTTCACCTGGGCAGCAAAATGCGGGCTGTGGCGTGTCTGCCGTTCTTCCGGTTCAAATTCATATTCAGCGTCAACTTCCACCGTGCTGCCGTCTTCAAGTTCAACGTCAGTGGTGAAGGTGCTTGTGTGGTAAAGTGGTTTCTTCATTCCGTCACCTTGAAGCTTTCATAAATGTCTTCAACTTTCACAAAGCGGATTTCAGGCACGTCAACCGTGACGCCCAGGTCAGCGGCCATGCCGGTCACGTCTGCCTGCATGACGTTGGGCAGGCCAACTTTGCGGCACCTGAAGCGTATTGTGTGGCCTATGGGTGCCACCTTCCGTATGCGTTCAACTTTGTCTGCGTTCACGTTTCACCCCTTCAATTTGTTATGGCAAAATATTCAACGGCGCTGCCGTTTCACTTCTTCAATTGGTTGCCATTCAGTTACAAGGCGGCAGGCTGTTTTGCTGTTTCTATGGATGAAGGCCAAGTTGCGCTTGCGCATGTTCCCTTTGCACTTGTGCGCAACCCTGTCACCAAGGTTGCGCCCACAGTGCATACATTTCCAGGGCTTCAACGTGGCACCCCAAGTTTGGTCAAGCTGACTTCATAACCACAACTGCTGCATTTGATTGACAACCAGTGGCGTGGCGTGCCTTTGGCAATCACCCAACCGCCGTCATGTTCATACATGTCAACCTTGCCCATGTTCAGCGTTGCGCCGCAAGACACGCACAGGTCTGACGTGCATTGGTCAACATACTGGCGCAAACTGTCAAGAATCTGCGCGTTTTGCGCGTCATCAAAAATGGTGCCTTCATCAGTGGTGTAAAATATGGGTGCCTTGTCTTTTTCCGTTGTGTAATGTCTTGCCATGGTTCCGTTCTCCTTTTGGCCCAGGGCGTTGAAGCCCTGGGCAGTTTGGGGTGGTCGTTAGGCGTTTTCAGCTTGGTGCAGCCATGCGGCCATGACTTCAGGGCTGAAGCTGTTCAGCTTATCAAAGGCCAGGGCCTTGGCTTCTTCAAAGTCAGCGCCCGCGTCAACAAAACGTGCAACCAAGTTCAGGGCAATCAGGCTGTATTTTTCAAAGTCTTTGTTTTCCATGTTGTTGCTCCTTTTCTGTGTTAGTGTTGATTCTAAGTTAACGCATTGTTAACAGCTTGTCAACACCTTTTTCAAGAAAAGTTTGGGAGCCCTTGCGGGCTCCCTTGCGGCTTAGGCTTTCAACACGCCCTTCACGCGGGTCAACATGGTCTGCTTTTCACCCTTGAATTCATCATGCTTCTTGACAGTGCCGTCAATGGTCAGGTGGTCACCCTGGCAGGCTCCCCAGGCGTCACCACTGTACCAAGTTTTATAAATGTTGCCGGAAGCGTCACGGAAGCTGTACAGGGTTTTCATGCCCCATTCATTTTCAAAGTCACGGTTGTAAATACATTGCACCTTAATGCCCTTCAGGCGTTCACCAACGGCACCAACGTGATTGCTTTCACCGTGCTTGGCCTTCATCAATTCACGTTCCTTCAGCTTCAGGGCGTGGCGCTGATAGCTTGAAACCATGCTGACGGCCAAGCCCATGTATTTGGCAGGCACAAAGCCAATTTCAATCAGCTTGCAACAGTTCAACAGGTAATCATTGTTTTTGTGTTCAACGGTCTGCCAGTATTCCCAGGCCAAGCGGGCTTCTTCTTTGTCTTCTTCCGTCACGCCGCCAACCTTCAGTTCTTCCGGCATATTTGGCCAGGGGTTCAGGTTGTCAATTACGTGGTCAGCGGTTGCGGGTCCGGCTGCATCATTGTGCATGGCCTTGCCGCGTGACATCCAACCCCAATGACGGATACAGGCGGCTGACATGACAAAGGTTTCAGGGAAGTCATAACCGTAACAGTCAGAATTGTTTTTGAAACCCTTTTCTTCATCCAGGCAACCAACAATGCCTGAAAGCAGTATGCTGGCCTTGAACATAAAACCGGCAGGGTCGTGGAAGCCAAAGAAGTCTTTGACACAAGTGGTGCCAACCTGCATGTATTCATTGGTTTCAATGTGGCGCACCAAAATGCTGTGCTTGCGTGCGCGTTTGTGGCCACAGTGGTCACAGTCAATGCGGTCAAGGTGCTTGTATTTGTCCGGCACCACCTGCCCAGGAACGGCGGCAACCATGACCACGTTGCCAAACAGGTCAAGGCGTGCAACCAGTTCATACCCGTTCAAGGTAGGAACGGCAAAGGTCAGCGTGGCGTCAATCATGTCAAACTTCCAGGCAGGGTCAAGCTTGCGGCCATTCAGCGGGTGTTGATTCAATTCTTTGACGTGCGGGTTGTCAAAGGTCAGCACCAACGGGTCACAACCAAGCTTGGCCGCTTTGCGGTTCAGCTTGTCAATTGCTTTTTGCAGTTCTTGGCGGTTGTAAGCTGGAATGGTTTCTTTTTGGGTGGTCATTTCCTGCGTCATGTTGTTTGCTCCTTTTCTGTGTTGTGGGCATGTGCCGCCCGTGTTGAGATATAAACTAACAACATGTTAACCCATTGTCAACAGGAAAATGCAACTTTTTTCAAATTATTTTTCAAGCTGTTCAATTATCCGGTCACCATAACGGTTCAGCGGGAAAATGTCAAAGTGCGTGGCGTCACCCTTGGCAATCCTTGACCGGCACGCGTCAACTTCAACCGTGGCACTTAGCAAGCCACGGTTGCTGACGTCAAGCAACAGGCGTTTACCATTCCACAATTTGATTCTAACGTCATATGGCTGCATAATTACCACCCAACAACTGACCACAGGCGGCTTGTATGCTTGCGCCGTCAGTTCTGTAACGTTCCACCACCATGCCACGCCTGCGTAACTGCATGGCAAGGCGTGCAACGGTCTTTTCAGCACTTGGCTTGAAGAACACCGTGCCAATGGGGTTGTATTGCGTCAACTTGATTGTCATGCCTTTGAAATATCGGGCCACTTCAACGGCTTCAAGGGCTGTGTCATTTATGCCCATGATTGGCATGAAATTCAATTCAATTTGGTCTTGGCTGAAGCCAAGCGCAAACATGTGTTCAACGGCATACAACAGGTTGTTGAATTGTGGTGCAGGGTTGCCAAACAGGTTGCCGCGCACGTGCCACCTGACGGCATGAAGTGACAACTGCACCTTGAAGGCTTTTGGGTCAACCGTGCCTTGCGCCGCAATGATGGTTTTGACAAAATATTCAAGTTTTGGCACCATTGTTGCAAATGCCAAGCGGTTGCCGCTTTCAATCATCATTTTGACATATTCAGAAAAATACGGGTTCAAGGTTGGTTCACCCACGCCCATGGCTGAATACAACAGCGGCTTGTCATGGCCGGTCATGGCGTGGCAGTTCATCATTCTTGACGTCTGCACAACAAGTTCATCAGCGGTCAGGTTGCGCACAAAGCGGCCAGCACGGCAGAAGCGGCAGGCCATGGGGCAACCAATCTGCGTTGAAAGGCACACAATGTTCTTTTCAGGGCGTTGGACAAAGACGGCTTCAACGTCACGGTCATCATGGGTGGTGAAGACCACCTTGGTGGCGGTCTTCTTCCGGTTCTTCTTCAGGGTCACAGGTTCCATATTATTCACCTTCCTGGGCCTTGGCAATCAGGCGGTCAATGGTCTTCAGGTGCGCGTTCTCTTGGTCAATGACGGCCTGCAAGGCAATGGGGTCACGCACGCCGTCAATCTGTTCTTCAATCAGGTCTGCAATGTACGTTGGCGTCAGGGCGTCAAGTTCCCAACTTTCACGGCCATACCGCACAATGTAACCTTCTGCCCTGCTATCGGTCAACTTTGTGGGGTTTGGTGGCGGGCCAATTTCATCCACCTGGGGCATGTTCAGGGCAATGCGCCTGACTTCCGTGGCGTGGCAACCAAACAGCTTCAGGCGGTCACTAATGTCACGGGTCATGTCAATGCCGCTTGGGTCATGGTCACCCAGGTGCAGCACCAACGGCCAAAGCCCTTGGTCTTCATACTGGCGCAAGCGCATGGCCGCGTTCCACAGTTCTGATTGGCTTGTGTATCCACGGCAACTGAAAAATGCCACGTCATTGCGGTTGCATGGCTTCTGAATGACGCCAACCAAGGCGTCTTTTTCAATCCACACTTCAACGCGCCGTTCCTGGCCCTGCCAACGGTCCATGAAGAAGCTGTTTTTTGCTGCCCGCATAACCTGGGAAGGCGTCAGCCAATGGCTTCTTGCTTTCAGGTTGCGGGTGCGGTCAACAACAGCGTTCCATGAAATCAAACCGGCAAGCCTGCCGTCACTGACAATGCTGCCAAGGCGCTTGTAATTGCGTTGCTTGTTTTCAAGCCACCCACGGGCAACAAACTGGTAATACAATTGGCGCAAGGTCAGGTCAAAGCCCTGGCCCGCATATTCATCAATAATGTCATTGGCCTGATTAATGATTGAAAGGCTTGAAGCTGCAAAGCGTTTTTCAATGTACGCAATGTGTGTCATTTGGCTTGCTCCTTTTCTTTATTGTCAAACATCACCAGCACGTCAACATTGCCACAGATGAAGTCAAGCGTGTCAACATACTGCACGTCAAGGTCACCATGGCAACGTGCAATCACCTTGAAGCGGTCACGGTACACGTCACGTGCAGAAGACCAAAAGGCCACCGGCTTGCTGCACATTTGGCACATAATTTTCATTTTTTGCCTGCTTCCATTTCCAAAAGGGTTACCATGCGGTTAATGCGTTCCTGACGGTCAGCCACGTGATATGGCAAGCGGGCAACAATGCGCCCACTGTTGTCAGTAATGACCACCGTTGAATTGGGTGGCACAGCGTCACCGTCACGGCTTCTGCGCCACGTCTTGCCCTGGGCTGTGCGTATGCTTGGCATGAAGCGCACAACCGGCCTTGGTGCTTCTTCCACTTCCCTGGGCTTGAAGCTTTCAGGGTTCTTGTTGATTGAGTAAAAAACCGCCCGCGTGCCGTTGGTCTTGCGGTCTTTGGCCAGCACCACGCCATTGGCACACAGGTTTTCAAGTTGCTGCCGCACCTGTGCCGCCGTGAAGCGGTCAACGCCAATGGCCTTGTGAATTTCCACGCGTTTGGGGTTGCCCAGGAAGGCCACGGCCTGCCGCACTTCTTCACGTAATGCCAACACTTCATGCTTCTTCAGTCTTTTCAATGGCACTGTTCATGCTCCTTTGTTATGGGAGCCCTGGCGGGCTCCCTTGGTTGAATTAATGGCTGACGGTCAAACCTTCAGCCACACAGGCGTCAATGAATTGGGTGGTGCCATGGCGCAACAGCGTAATGCCGCACACGCCTTGGCCACAGTGACGGACCAAGAAGCGCTTGGCCACTGGCGTCACGGGTTCAACGTCAATGTGGGTGTTGGGGTTGGAAGTTGCGGAAGGTTTGAAAATGAAGTCAGCCATGTGACGGCTCCTTTTTTAGTGGGAGCCCTTGCGGGCTCCCTGTTAATGTTAAGCGGTTGCGCGTTTGCGGGCCGCGTCATACAGTGGGTGGTCTTCAAACAGCACAACCTTGCCCTTTTCATGGTAATCAGTCATTATGTCACTGTTGTTGCTGTACTCGTCAGAAAAAATCAGGTGAAGGTCATTCATGTAATCTTTGGCATAAATGGTGACACACTTGCGGTTGTCAATGCGGTTGTCAACTGCATAGTGAACACGGCTTTTGTTGGTTCCGTCAGTTACGTTGAATTTGTTGAATTTGATTGACATGTTGTTTGCTCCTTTTCTGTGTTGTTGTTGAGATATAAACTAACAGCTTGTTAACGCTTTGTCAACACCAAATTCAACATTTTTTCATTTTTTTTTTCACAGGTCTTTTTTGGTCAGGTAATATGAACAGATAACGCCAACGTCATCCAATTCATGTATGTACATGAAGCTGAAGCGCAAGCCCTGTTTCACCCATTCCTGAAGCTTGGGGTTTCTTTGCAGGTCAGCAATGTCAGCGTCATAAAAGAAGTTGCGCAAATATGTCTTGTAAACTTCTGTATTGTTGCGGGCCACGTGGTCAAGCTTGCCACCGTCACTTGCAACCACACAGTACATGCTGACGGTGCCGCCAAGGGCGTTGACGCCAACCAAGTACAAGTTTGTGCGGTCAAGCTTCATCGGCAGCTTGTCTTGGAACATGTCAGCCAAATACTTGGCCCTGGCTTCCACGTCAACAGGGTCAGCGGCCAGGGCAGCACCCAGGTTGAAGAAGAACAGCACGGCCATGGCCAACACTAAGGTCTTTTTCTTCATTTTTCTTGCTCCTTCTTTTTTGGTTTTGAAATACACAATTCACAGACCAACAGGCAGATAATGGCTGACGTGCAACCCCACTGCACGCCCACTTTCCAATTCCAGCCACCACCAAACCTGCCCATTAAACCGGTTGCATCACGCCACGTGAAGTGAAAGCGCCAACCAAACCACTGCCACTTCTTGTCAACGTAATAAGGTGACGCCCAGGTGCTTGGGCGCTGCCTGCTAAAAAGGTTCAGGAATTTGCCCACGTCTTTGCCTTCCTTCCACAATTAGGGTTTCAACATGCCACATGGCGTGTTGTTTGTTTGGTTGCGTGCCATGATTCTTGAAGGGTTGCGTTGTCCATACAGACCAAGCGCCGTCAGGTTCACGTTCTACCCATCCAAGTGAATCTTGGAGCATGACCGTGGCACCCTTTGCGCGTTCTTCTTCAAACAGGGCCACGGTCTGCTTCTTGGTTTCTGTGGTCAAATATAACCAATACAACATGCGCTTCATTTCACCACCTTCCCCTTGACGTCTTGTTGAAGAACAGCCAACACCATCCATTCAGGCGGCTTCTGCTTGCCTGCCAATTTGTTGGCCAACCTGACAAACCTTGGTGAAAATTCCTTGTGTTCCATCTGCCTGGGCTCCTTTGTTAGCATTTGTTCCACGTGTTCTTGTAATCATCAGCGTTCACCAGGGGTGCGCCGTCATCACCAGTTTTGACAAGCACGGCCACGCTGCCAAACTTGTTTCTATACAGCACTTCAATGCTTTTGCGGTTGATCTTCACAACCTTGCCCTTGACGTGACGGCCACGCAAGTGCCTGGGGTATTTTATGCTGTTGGGAATTAGCACGGTCATTTCTTGCTGAATTTTGGGTGCGGCCATGGTCTTGCTCCTTTTCTTGGTGTTGGGAGCCCTGGCGGGCTCCCTGTGGCGTTTTAACAGCAATAGGCGGTCACGTCATAGCGTTCAAGCGGGTCTTTGACGCTGCCCGCGCCTGCCGCCGTGATAATGGCGAAAAGCGGCTTGCCCTTGGGCGCTTTGATTTCAAACGTCCAAACCTTGCGGCAGGGCGTGCCGTTTTCATCATGTTCATACTTGGTGCCGGTCAGGCTGTATTCAATGCCGTTTTCAGCAAGAAGCTTCAGCGTGTCATTAACAGGGGTCCAAAAGTCATCAGTGAAGAAGCCCTTGGTATGAAAGCCAAGAAGCTTGTTGACGTGGTTTTTGAAGGCGTTGCGGGTTTTTGGGGTTGCCATGTTGTTGCTCCTTTTCTAAGGTTCCGGCATGTGCCGCCGTGTTGAGATATAAGCTAACAGCTTGTTAACGGTCTGTCAACCCCTTTTTTGCATGTTCAAGGTCAAGGCGTGCAATTTTTGCTTCTAAAGCCTGAATATACTGAAGAAGGTGAATGTGTTGGGGTTTGTTGTTGGCTTTGTTGTTGGCTTTCATGTTGTTTGCTCCTTTTCTTGGTTGTTGCCTTCTGTATATGCAGACCGCGTGCCAACTTTTCAGGTCAGCAAATACAGGCACTTACAACAACACTGCCACCAAACCTGACAAACTTTGTCACAATTCCTGACAAAGTTTGTCATGGGGCATGGCCGCTTTTGCTACTTTTCCCCAGGTTGCCCAGGGGTGACGCGCACGCCACTTGGCTTGGCCAACGGGTTGGCCGTGGCCTTCTGCCGTGGCGGGTATGTCTTTGGCTGAAAAGGCGCTTTGAATGTGTATTTGACCATTGCCTGTGCAAACATGGCAGCGCCGCCAACCCAATTGACGGATATGGAAGCACCACCAAACGGCACAAAGCCTTCTTTGATCTTTTCTTGCACCTTATATTTCAACTGTTCACGGCTTCCGGTCACAAGTTCATAGTCAACCTTCACTTTTTGGGCTCCCTTCTGACAAACCTGGGGTCAAGCCGTTTGCCTTCCGTTTGTGCGCACCTGGGGCAAAGCCAAATATGGCTGCAACCTTTTGGAAGGTAACGCGGGTCAGTGGTGGCAATCCAACCGTCAGCATATATGGCAGCACTGTTGAAATAACGCTTTGCTGCAATTGCGTCACATTTGGCCGTGCCTTGCCCTGGCCTGATTGACGTGTGTGCGCTTCCGGCGCAAGCATACACGCGGTCAACTGACGGCCCGTTTGGCTTGGCGGTTGTATAGATGAAAAAACGTATTGAATCAGCTTTCAGCGGCATTTGTTAACCCCTTGTCAACCAACGCTTCAAGCAGATAGAAGGTTGCGTTGCATTTTTGGTTGTTGCACCTGAAGCCCATTAATTTGGCAGCTTCCGGCGTGCTGGCAATCACCAACAACAGGTCATCATTGTCATAACCAACAACACGTTTTGACTTGCAAATTGGGCAGTTCATTTTTCCACCTTGACCATGTAACGGAAAAGCCAAAGGAAGATGAAGCGCACAAAGCTGACGCGCACCCATTCACCACCTTCCGTGGTTCCAAAGTAACGGTTCACAAAGCTGTTCTTGTATCCATAGAAGCGCATACCAAAAAGCCCTTCACCAAAATAAATGCGTGTTCTTCTGAAGGCTGAAAGCTTCATTGCTTCACCCAAAAGCAGTGGTCAGGAAGGTCTTCAAAAAATTCAGGGTATGCCGTCAAAAGCTGATTGCCTGCTAACCGCATAAGGTGCCTAATTTGCGGGTGCGCTGCCTTGGCCGTTCTTTGCTTCAGCACGTGCCGCCACTGCCGGAAGTTGTACGTTGTGCATATTTCCGTTTTCAGGGCGTTGCCAAGCACTTCACGGGCCTGTTCAGGCTTCCAACCGGCCTGAAGAAGCCAACCATAGCTGCGTTCATCATCCAGGCAGGCGGCAACAAATAAATATTCAGCTTCTTCTTGTGGCGTCTTCTGCCTGTGGTTGAATTTAATGACTTTTTCAAGGTTCCATTGGCCAAGATGCACGTCATTCACCCAAACGGGCAAAATGAATTGCATTGGCCCGCCACCATAATTGACATAACGGGTTGACTCTTGGCTGTAAGCTGCAATTCTATGGCGCACCATTTCATGCGTCACGCTTCTGTTGGTAATGAAGCGCACGGTTGCACACAGGTGTTCAATGACTGAAAGGTGGCCGCTTTTGATAATGCGCTTGATAAAGGCGGCAGCACTGTCAGGCGTCTTCTTTGCTTCTGACTTGTAACAGGTGCGGCCAATGTCTTCCACAGCCCTGGCGGCTGCATGGCGTTCCGGCCCAACTTCAAGAATGGCTTGCTGTTTAATTAATTCCATGCTGTTGCTCCCTTTTCTAAGGTTGAAGAAGCCCAGGGGTGACGCACGCACTGCCCACCGACCAAAGTTTGACAGTGCGCCCAAACGCTGCACCCCTGGGCAATATAAGTTGCCCAAGGTTGACCGTTCCGGCGGGCTCCTTTTTCCCACCTTCCCCAACGGCCACCCTTGGGCGTTCCCCTTTATTCAACGGCCCGTTCAGCAAGCCGTATGCCGCGCCACTTGCGGTCAATGCGTTCATTGGGTTGCCACAGGCGGCACGTGTCAATCATTTCATTCCCTGGCACGGGTGACACAGTGACCGGTTGCAGGTGGTCAATGGGGTCCATGTGCCATTCTTGCGGGCCTTCCTTGAAGGCCAAGAATATTGATTCACTGCAAAATAGCTGTGCTTCATCAGCGGGCTTGACAGTGGCGTCAGCCAACCGTTCAAAACCAAACCGCCGATACAAGGCACCACGGTTGGAAAGGCACCCTGACCAATCATAAGGCACGCCCTGGCGGTCAAGAAGCCAAGCGGCAGCGGCCTTGGCACATTCCCTGTAATCAGGTTTCAACGGGAAGACGTCAACATGCCCTTCATATGCTTCCATCAGGGTTGACAACCGATACATGAAAAGCCCGTTGTCAAGCGCTTCAATACTGTACACGTGGTTGGAATATTCACCCAGGCGCAACAAGAAGCTTGCATGGTTGTAATACTCTTTTGTTCCGTGCCTGATTATGTGGCTGAATGGATAGTCACCACGCCACTGTAACAGGTCACCAGTGTTCAGGCCGTCACGCATCTGTTCATAGTTGGTCAATTTGGCCATGGTCAAGTTCTCCTTTATTTGTGCAGGTTGGCCCAGGTGGCTGACTTCCACATGGTAGCAAAGCCAAGCGCCTTGGCACGCAAGTCTTCCGGCGTGCCGTCATTGTTGATTTCAATGTCATAGTCAAATGCTTCCACATTGCGGTCAGCGGGGTTGTTGTACTTTTTGGCCTTCTTGCAGCCACGCACAAAAACAGTCACAATGTTGAAGTCATTTATGGTGCCAAACCGGCCCTTGAATTCACGCAAAATGTCTTCAAGGTTGTGTGGCTCCCTGACGTGATAAAACAGCAACAAGCTGCCTTGTGTATAGTGAAACACGTTGGCCGTTCTGTGCATACAGTGGTTGACCGTTCCCTGATAATACTTATCCCAGGCGGCTTTGATTGCAGCCATGCAAGCACGGTCATGCGCTTCTTTGCTTTCACCATCCCAACCAAGGAAGGTCTGCATGGCCTTCTTCACAGGGTCAATGCTTGACTCATTGAACACCAAGGCGTCACTGCGTTCATGCAACTGGCGTTGCACATAGTCAATGAACGTGTCTTTTCCGTTTTCTGCCGCGCCATTAATCAAAGCCAAAGTCTTCTGCATCTATCACCCCAAAATGTCAGGAAAGCGGTTAACTTCACGGGCAACAATTGCCCTGCCCTGGCCACCAAAGCCCTGCACCACGCGCCGTGGTTCTTCAGTCATGCCGTCACGGGCAACGGAAGCCAACAAGCGCCGCCCGTTTTCATGGCCAATCAGCATGACCGGCCCGCCGCACATGGTGCAGCGGTTGCGGTCTTCTATCTGAACGGCAGCGTGCGCCATTTTCCGGCACTGGCCACATAAAAACATTGTGTCATTGCGCATCTTGGTCAAGCCTTCTGCCCGTTGTGCGTCAATGAATTCCCTGAAGGTCTGCATGGTCAAGTTCTCCTTTTCTATACCATGGAAGCGGTCATAATAAGGCCAATCACAATGCCGCCCATGATAAAACCCAACAAAAATGACTTGATCTTTTCCATGGTGAAGTTCTCCTTTTTAGTTGATCGGAATGACGCCAACCGGATACAGCTTGACGTTGTGTTTTTCAATGTGGCGCTTGACGCCATGGCCACTGAAATACAGGCTTGACGCCTTGCTTATGGCACTGCGCCCATTGCTGTGAATGACGCTAACCCTGACGGTCTTGCCGTTGATTGCTTCAACAACACCACTGCCACGGCCAACACCCATGTCAAAGGTGCAAAACTGGCGTTCATTCAGGTCTGCACGCTTAACCTTGGTCATGTTGTCCATGTTGGTTGTCTTGAAACGCGGGTTGCCTTTGGTGCGGTTGTTTGTGGGGTGCTTTTGCATTGTTTCAGTTCTCCTTTTCTTGTGTGAAGTGGTGGCCACAGTCAAAGCATTTAAAAATGGCCATGTTATATATTGCTTCAACGTGCAGCGGGTCAACAAGGTCATGCACTTCATTCACCATTTCCGTATTAACACCGCCGCATTTTTCGCATGGTTTGACGCGGGCAATGAAGTTGACAATTGCTTCACGTATGCTTTTGACTGCCTTGGGTTCTCTGCTTTCATTCAACAGTATGCCACGCCCTTGCGTGTTCTCCCTGGCAACCACCCTGCCTGAATAGCGCTTGCGGTCCAACATGGCTTGCAAGAAGTCAAGCAGTTCAGTGTCAGTCAAGGTCATTATTTCAACGGGTTCCTGTGCGCATCCCAACGCTTATATTGGGCCATGGTTGCTTCATCAAAGAAGCTGCCAATATCTTCACCAAAAAACTTGGTCAGGTTCATTTGTGCCTTGACTGACATTGAGCCCAAAAAGACGCCAAACACGTCAACCGCCCTGTACGGCATAAGGCGCTTCAACAGCACCTTCAACAGTGCAATCAGAAGGCTGTACGTGTAAACATTGGAATATTCAAAAGCGTTCTTGGCAAGCGTGCGCTTGGCAGGCTGACATTCACCCAAGTCTTCAATAAGGGCCTTCAGTTGCTTGTCAGGGTTCCGGCGTTTCATGGGCGTTGCTCCTTTTCTTTGTCTGTGTATTTGAAAGTTTAACTTTTGTCAAGTGGTTTGTTGTCACCCTGGGCAGATTGCCCAGGGTGACGGCGTTGAAGGTTAACGGCTGACTGCATACCTGCGTTGGCCCGTTTCCTTGTGCGTGTAATCAAATTGCGGTTCACGGCCACAGGTGCGGCCATGGAACATGCCGCCGTTGTACGTGTGGCCCGCTGCCGCAATTTCTTTGCCGCGTTCAATGGCACGTTCTTCAGTGTCAAAGTATTCCAGGCCAAAGCAAATGCGCCCTTCATATTCAACGCGGTCTTCTGCCAGTTCCAACATTCTTGCCATGTTCATGCTCCTTTTCTGTGGGGTGAATGGTATGGCGGGCAGTCACGCCCGCCATTGGTATTATATCGCGCTGACGTCACCGGTCAGCACGTTGACCACTTTGGCACCAGGGCCATGCACGTTGCGCAATTCAGCCAGTTCTTCACCACCCAAAAAGCTTGGCTTGTAATTGGCCAGGGCCATGCGTTCAAATTCCTGGCGGGCTGCAAGCTGACCTTCCGGCATGGTCAATTCATGTTCAGTGAAAAACCAATCAGGCACAACGTGGCCGTTGCTTTTCCAATAGTAAACACCGTCAATTTTGCGGGCGTCTTTCAACAGTTCTTCAATGCCTTTGAATTGCAATTTGGTCAGGGTCAAATCCATTTTCAAGTTCTCCTTTTCTGACGTTCCGGTTAGCAATAAGCGGCCAGGGTCTTGGCTGTTTCTTCACGGCCCTGGCAGGTGTTCATGGCCTTGTACAGTTCCAACAGTGTGTCAGTGTTCAGCTTCCTGGCCCTTGGGTCAACGGCCTTGGCTTCTTCAAACGTGAAGCCCTTGCGGTATGCCCTTAGTTTAATGCGGGTCAAAAGGTCTTCTTTGCGTGACATGTTGGTTGCTCCTTTTCTTGGTGAAGTGGGAGCCCTTGCGGGCTCCCTGTTGAGTATTAAGCAAAAATGCCGCGTGCAGCTTCCATCTGTTCTTGCAAGCGGGCTTCATCATATCCACGGTTTTCCCAATACTGTTCACATGCACGTTCTGCCGCAAGGTCATTTTCAACTTCCAGCACGCCCGCTTGATATTCCCAAACTTCTTCAAGGGAGTCAAACAAGAAGCCACTGTTGTACGCTTCAAGGTCTGCTTCAAAGTCTGCTTTGCTGTAACGTTCCATGTGGTTGCTCCTTTTCTTGGTGTTGTGGGCATGTGCCGCCCTTGTTGAGATATAAGTTAACACCACCAACCAAGCTTGTCAACACCTTTTTCAACTTTTTTCTGCAACTGTCAGACCGGCAAGCCAAGCTTGCGGGCAATGTTCTTCAGGGTGTTTCTTTTCATTTTCCCTGCGTTGCGCTGCCTGCCATTCAAAGGTTTCACGGGCCTTGCGCAAGCTAACAACACCCATTTCACGCAAGTGGTTGATTTCTGCCTTGGTCAATTTTTTCATCCAACGGGCTTTGTTTGTTGCTGCCATGGTCTTGCTCCTTTTCTATGGCCGTCAAGCGGCCTGTGGTGGCTCCCCTGGGCATTTCTGCCCAGGGGTGAAGGGTTCTATTGGTTCAGGATGAAGTCAGCGGCTTTTTGCGCCCTGGCAGCGGCCTGAATGACCATCTTGGGTTGGTCTTTCAGCTTCTTTGACCATCCGTGAATGTATGCAGCGCTGTTGTCCAGGGTTTTGTTTTCAATTCCGGCCACGCCACACAGAAAACATGCAGTCATTTCAGCGGTCAGTTCTTCATGGCTGTATGACTCTGAACCAAAGGCTGCAAGCGGTTCATCAACCTTGAAGCGGTTCAAGCGGCTGTGGTGGCCAGTGCTGTGGCCAAGTTCATGGAATAAGGTGCTGTAAAATTCAGCGTTGCCTTCAAAGTCTTCAATCTTGGGGTTTTTCACAATGTCCTTTGCCGGAATGTAACAGGCAGCGCTTCCACCAAACTGAATGACGGGTGCGTTGGGCATGTTGGCCACAATGGCTTCACAAGCTTCAATCGGTTCCGGCACTTCAACTTCTTCCTGGCCGTCAACCTTGGGTTCTTCCAGGCCGTCACACTGTTCAATATTGAAGACCGTGTAATACCGCAAAATGAAGGTCTTTTTGATTTCTTTTTCGCCGTCTTCATTTTCAATTTCTTTGTCTTTGATGTTCCAAAAGACCACCTGCGTGCCACATTCACCCTTGCGCACCTGACCGCCCTTGGTCTTGGCCTGTTTGTAGGTCACCCAATAGGGTGAAGCGTAACCATTTGACAGTGCGGTAATGGTCAACAGAAAAGGGTTGATTCCACGGTAAGGCTTGCCACTGACCAAGTTTTTGTGTGCGCCACTGGCTGAATTCCAAGGCTTGTGCCAGGGAATGACGCCCTTTTCCAACTGGTCAATAATCTTGTCAGTAATCATCTGATAAACTTTGTTTGCCTGTGCCATGTTGTTTGCTCCTTTTCTTGTTTGTTGTGGGCATGTGCCGCCCGTTCATGGTTATAACTTAATACAAGCCACGTGCCATGTCAACACTTTTCTGCAAATTTTTTATTTTCAAGTATAACAACAACTTAACGCTTTTGCCAAAACTGGCCAGCAACAGGCTTGCCGGAATGTGACAAAGTTTGTCAGCAATTGTGACAAAGTTTGTCACCAAACGCAAAAAGGCCACAGGGCGTTGCGTTCCCTGTGGCCTTAGTTTGACCGGTTGGTTGCACGTGCGGGCCACCATTTACCCGCAACCGGTCACTGCTTCAACTGATTTTTATTTTTCTTCATCAATGCGCCAGCACCGGACAAAAAAGCCTTTGCCTTCCGTCATGGTGCGGGTGGTGAATTTCTTGCCGGAAGCCTTGCCAAAACGGCTTGCAGCGCTTCCGATTGACCGGCCAAGCTTGGTGGCGGCTTCTTTGTTCAGCACGCCTTCAAGGGGAGCCCTGAAGCTTTGGCCAACGGCCATGTCACGAAAAGGGTACTTATTCACGGCGGTCTGCCGTGAAGGAATGGCCACGCCGTCTTCAAGCTTGAATTCAGCGGGTGCGGCTTCCGTGGTCTTGGCCTGGGTGGTGTTCTTGGTCAATGCGCCTTTGCCTGTGGGTGCAGCGGGTTTCTTGGTTGCCATTGTCAATGCTCCTTCTTATAGGGTTACGGGTTAAACAACACAAATGTTGTCCGGCATACACGTCAACATAATTCAGTGGTCAAACCTTGTCAAGCCATTTCTGACACATTCTTGACATTTGCAAGGGCCTTTCCAACGCCAACGTTCATCAGCGCCCATGACGCACACAAATGGCACGTCAAGGTCAAGCACACTGTCATGCGCCCTGTGGCCATTTCTAAGGTTGAAGCGGCCAACACGGTCAACATACCTGCCAAATGACGTGCGCAAGTCAGTGTCAGTCAGGTGAATGTTGTACGTGTAGTGGCTGAACCACGTTAAAAGCCACACGTCATGCCGTATCAATTCAGTGTCCATATGCGTGAATTGCATGTTGGCTTCAATGTTGGTCTTGCCCTTCAATTCACCGTGCCTGATTTTTTGGTCAAGGTGCTTTTCCCAAACACCTGCCGCAAAGTCTTCACCCTGGGCCAAGTCTGCGTTGACGTCCGGCAACATGAAGTTGTGAACATTATGCCCAGGGGTTTCAAGGTCATCACGGGTGAATTGCACAATGCTTCTGAATATCGGGTAAACTTTTTCACCTTCAATCAGTTCTTCAGGCTTGGGTGTTTCAAGTTCTCTTTTCAAGGTCTGTTCTCCTTTTCTCTTTTTCGTTTTTCAATACCGTACAAGACAAGCGGCCACGCAAGAACGGCCACCAAAAAATTCACAAAAGGGCTGTTGCCTGATTGACCAATGCGCACGGCTTCCGATACAGCAAAGGCAGCGCCAAGCCAAAAGGCCAGGGCGTGTGTCAAGTATTCCATCAAAAGGGCCTTTCACTTGTGTTGGTCAATTTGCCTTCTTCAGCGGCCACGGGTTGCCAATCATACGGGCCACCGTATTGGTCATCAAAATACTGACGGCACTTGGCCAGGGAAGGAAACAGGTGGCACCATCGGCGGGCGTGCGTGACCTTAACACCACCATATTGCGGGTCTTCCCAACGTTCTTCAACTGTGCGTTGCTTCTTTTCAAGGCCAGGGCATACCTTCTTCAAAAACATGCCAAGCATGGTTTCATTGGCACGCCTGTTGTTGCCTGTTGCCTGTTGCGTTGAAATGAAGTCTTGATAAATGTCTTTTGACTTCATCCATTCTGACCATGGCTTGTCTTCTATTACATAACCTTGTTGAAGGCATTTATACCACCAAGCCACGTCAGGTGCAAAGCTTAACTTCTTTTGGTCTTGCAGTGCTTCCGTTGCTGGTGCCTTGCGCACGTTGAAGTCTTGCAGGTCAACATTCAACAGCATGTGCAACAATGCTTCACGCCCGCCATTTTTGTGCATGAAGGCGTGCAGCTTTGCAAAATATGCGTTGTCCTGACGCCGCTTGTCAGACACGTCAAGCACAAAAAAGCGCCGTTCATCCGTTCCGGCAGGCACCACCCAATCACTATTTGAAGCCAACAAAATGTGCGTATAGTTTGGCCCTGGTTCAGCGTCAACGCCCTTGGCTTCAAAAGTTATTAGTTCTTCAGTGATTAACATTTTTAAAACGCTTTCATGCTTCTTGTCACCTGCAAAAAATGCTTCATCACCAAACAACACCACACAGTCACGCAAGTGCGCATTGAATGAGCCCACCAAGTGCTTGGGGTCACTGACGGCCAAGTAATGTCTGCCCCACAGTGAACCAAACATTTTCACCATGAAGCTTTTGCCCGTGCCACGCTTGCCACGCATCACAACGGCTGTTTCACCTGGGCAATCAGGCTTTTGCACGGCCCTGGCCATCCATTTTATCAAATAGTCATAATATTCAGCATTACCGCAACAGATGTTTTCAAGTACATGGTCAAGGAAGGGCTGACAGTCACCGGCAATGGCTTCACAGTTGAAGCCTTTCCAAAGGTTGTATGCGTCAGTCAGTTCTTGCCCAGGTGCAAAGGCAATGGTTTCAAATTGACGCCGTTGCGGGTGTTCCAACCACCACTTGCCCAGGGGTTTCATTACTGGTGCGCCGTCTTTGTTCTTGCCAACTTCAACCTTGGTGTTCATGTATCGGTTGCGGAAGTTCTCAAAAGATTGACGTGAAAGCCTTGGCCTTTTTAACGCGTGGTCAAACACTTCTGACACTGTAAGGCATTTTCCACCAAGGTCACTTATGACGGCATGGCGTTTGTTCAGTTCCATCAGCTTGGGGTCAACGGCATTTTCTTTGGCCTGTTCAATCTGCCTTAGTGCGTAACGTTCTGCCGTCCGGCCCTTTTCAAGCACGCTTTCACTGATTGCAAAGTCAGGGTCAGTAATAACTGAATATATTACCTTGTCAGGCACTTCACGGCGGGCCAATTCACAGCACACGGCAAAAAGCGCTTCACTTCTTGACGGGTACTTGTGCGGGTCATTTGGGTCTTGGCCAGTTACAATGACGGCCTTGCACCAATCCGGCACGGGTCCGGCCTTGGCGTGCTTGTCAAGTTCCTTGTCTGCATCATCCAGCCTGGGAAGTTCTCCACTGACGTCAACGGTGTTGCCCGTGAAGCCTGTGTCATCTTTTGTTTGAATCAGGGGTGCGGGCGTGAATGACTTCAGCGGGTAAACGTTGTCAGGGTTGAATTCAACAAGCTTGGCCAATTGCTTCTTTTGGCCTTTTTTGATCTTCTTTGCATTGGGAAGGTTAAGCGTTCCAGGCAACCGCATAATGCGGTCAATGTTGTGGCATTGGTCAGCGCCAAAATTCAATTCAAGCTGTATATTATAGCGCTTTGCATCTTCTGCTTTGCTCAAGTCACCGTGAATTGGAATTGCTTCTTGAAGCTTCCAAAAACCCTGATAACCACCACCACTGAAAACAATGACTGTTGGTGGTGGTATGTCATTTGGTGGCGCTTTCAACAGCTTCAGCGCACGCGCCTGTTCTTCTTGAAAGTCTTCACCTGCACGCGGGTCAATGTCAATGTGCAGCCAAGCCACTTCACGCACGTCTTCACGTTCAGCCTTGCGCTTCATGTCCTTGATGCAAGGGTTGACATGAAAATAAATGTTGCGCGTGCCGTTGTGGGTTTGAAGCCACTTTTGAAGTTCTCCTTTGGCTTCTTCCCTGAAGGTCTTGGTTTCTATCTTGCGCCGGTCCAATGTGATTGCTGTTAACACCCACGGGCCACCGGCTTGCCACTTCTGCAAAAAGTCATATGCTGCTTTGTTGTCCGGCTTTGGTTTGGTTGCCATATGTATCCAATCCCCAATAGTTCAACAAACGTTCAATGCGCAATTTCCCATGTTCCATCATGGCAATGACCGGCTTCTTGACGCCAAGGTCACGGCCAACCTGCCACTGCTTCTTGCCTGCCCGCTTGCGCATAATCACGCAAACTTCACACGGCTTCAACGGCCTGCCACCCAGGTGAATGGTTGGCGGCTTGTCATGCTTTGCAAACTGGCCACGGGTCCAACACCTATACTTGGCATATGAAAGGCCAAGGTGTTCTGCCATTTGCATCTGCGTCAGACCAAGACGCCGCCGCTTGACAAACATTTTTTCAGTATATGTCAAATGTCTTGGAAACACTTCAACAGTTCCAGTTTTGAAGGTTTGGTTGGCCAATAGACAAGGGCGTTGTCAACCAATTCTTGATACAGCACACGGCCAACCTTCTGTGCTGCAAACCGGCCACCAAACAAAAACCATTCATTGCCAACCTGCAAAAGAAGAAAAACTTTGCCACCCTTCAGGTGGCGCTTCAATATCCATGCACGCTGTTGCTTGGTGTAATGTTGTATTTTAACTTTTGTACAGTGCAATTTTTTTGGCAATGTGTCAAGGCTTTTTAATTCAATCCACCCTTCAATGTAATTCACGTCAGGCGTGCCAGGGTAAACAGGGTTTTCAACCGCAATGGCGTCAAGCGGCTTCAGGGCGTCAATCACAAAGCGCCGTTGGTGTTTTTCACGGGCCATTTCATCAACCCCAAGCGCCCAAGAAAAGAGTGACAAACCATTCAACCACATGGAAGCCAAAGCCAAAGGCAGCGCCAATCAACACGTATTTGAACAGGTCTTGAAAGGTATATGCTGCGTTGTCACCAATGCGTTTCACTGCTTCAAGTTTTCTGTTTGCCATTTTGGCACGCTCCTTTTGTTTCTTCCGCACAGTTTGCACCATTTGCAAACGTCACGGCGGTTTTTCAATTTGCGTTCAAAGTTCCGGTCAGCGCCTTTGAAAACATGCGCAACTTCTATTTTGCAGCCTGCCGCAACAGCGGCCTTGACCAACGGGTTGCCATTGCCGTTGCAGTGCGTGGCAAGGCGTGTGCTGACTTCTTTTTCACAGAAGCCAATGTAATGGCGTGCGTGCTTGTATGGCGGGTCAAAGTGCAACACATACACTGTCATGGTCTTTTTCTCCTTTTATGCAGCTTCACCCCAACTTGGCCCAACTTCAACGTCAACTTTTGAAGGCACTGAAAGCTTGTATGCTTCACACATAATGCGGCCAATTTCTTCTGCCTGGGCTTTGCTTTCAGCGGTTCCGTCAATTTCATCATGCACCTGAAGTTGCATATAGTGGCCCGCTTTGTCCACGTCCACCAAGGCACGCTTGGTTTGGTCACCGGCACTGCCCTGAATTAACCGGTTCAGTGCCTTGTATGTCCAATCATAACGGCCCTTGGCATCTTCAGGGAAGCGGCAGCGCCGCCCGCTTAACGTGATAATATAACCGCGCCGCAAGGCGGCTTTTTCAGCCTTCTTGGCAACGTCTTTGATATAAGGCGCATGAGCATTGAACGTGTCAAGAATGGCCTGGGCTTCATCACCTGCAATTTCAATCATGTTGCCAAACCGGTTTTCAACCCAGGCGGTTGGAAGGCCCAGGGAAGCGGCAAGCTTTGCGCCGCCCATACCATAACACAGGCCAAGAAATATCTGCTTGGCGTCTTTGCGCTTCAGGCCGGTCAGTTCAGCCATGAAGTCATGGTTGTCTGTGTTGGGGTCATCAATGTACTTTTGCACGGCCTTGCCCGCTGCCCTGCATCCGGCCATGTATGCAAAATGGGTGGTCAATCGTGGTTCTTGCTGTGAATAGTCATCTGCATACCAAATGCCGCCTTCATCCGGCACGTAAATTTTGCGCCACATTGGGCCAAGTTCTTCATCACGGCTTGGTTGTTGTTGCAGGTTGGGTTTTTCGGAAGACAAGCGGCCAAAGGCAGCGCCCTTGATACCATTGCGGTCTTCATTGCGTAACTGATTAAAGTGGCAGTGTATGCGGCCATTCACAAGGTGTTCACGTATGGAATGGGCAAAGGTGGTGCGCACCTTGTTGACGGTCCTGGCACGCAATATGCAATCAGCAACTTTGTGGTTCACCTTCTTCAGCACAAATTTGTCAATGTTGGGCGTGCCGTTCTTGTTGATTGCAGGCTTGAAGCCAATTGCTTTCAGGGCAGGTGCAACAGCGGCACCCTTCCAAACGTTGCCAACACCAATGTCAACGCCTGTGCGTTCCTTGACTATTTTTAACGCTTTGACTTCTTCCGCATATGTGTGCTTTTCAACAAGTTCAAGTTGCTTCAGGTCAACCCTGACGCCACGGCGCTTCATCTTCAGAAGCACGGGCATGACGTCACTTTCAAGGTCATACACTTCCCACAGGTCTTGGTCATCAATTATGCGTTCCTGACGCCGCAACAACTGCAATGGCAAGCGCACGTCACCTTCACCATACGCGCCAACGTAACGCGCCGGAAGCTTCCACAGGTCTGCTTTTGGGTCAATGTTGAAATCACGGGCAGCTTCACGCAAAAGCGTTTCATCTTTTGGTGGCAGTTGGTGCCTTTTCAGCACAGCGTTCAGGCTGTAACGGTGTTGCAGTTCATCAATAAGCGGTTCAGCAATTAGCACGTCACGGAAGCGCTTGACCTTGGGAAAAGTCAAACCGGCTTCCATCATGTAATCAAGGTCATATTGCAGATTGGCACCCACAATTTCACCGTCAAAGTCATTCAAGCGGTCTTGCAGGTAATTCAGCACGTGGCCACGGTCAAGGTTGTCACCACCTTCATGGGCAAAAGGCATGTAGTGGCTTGGCCCGTCTTCTATGCCAAAAGAAATGCCGCACATGAAGCCGTCACGGCGCACGGCAGGGCCAAGGCCACCACGCTTCAACCCTGGGTCACAGCCTTCAATGTCCAGGGCCACACGTTTGGCGTTTGTCCACATGGGCAGCTTGTCAACTGGCGTTGGCTTCCAACTGCTTTTTGGCTTCCAACTGCTTTTTGGCGTGAACATTGGCATTTGTCCAGGCAAGGGCTTCCGGTATGCCATATCAATACCCCTTCACAATTGTGACTTTTTCCGCTGCCCGTGTCACGGCAGTGTACAGCCAGTTGGTGCGGTTGGCTTTGAAAGCTGCACTTTCATCAAATATCAAGACGTCATCCCATTGACTGCCCTGGGCTTTGTGACACGTCAGTGCATAACCATAGTCAAATTCATCTGCAAGCTTCCTATCCCACCACGGCATTTTCAGGTCTTTGCCTTCAAAAATGCTTCTGTGCGCCATGGTTTCAATGCCGTTGCTCTTTGCTTCCACTGTGTCAGGCAGCACGGTCAATTCAACGTAACTGTCATCATGGTAACCAACGTCAGCAACGCGCCACAAACTGCCGTTCAAAAAACCTTCATCATAGTTGTTGCGCAAGCACACAAGCTTGTCATTGACCACCGGCAGCGGGTCAGTATTGCCGCCAAGTTCTCTTATTCGATTATTGCAGGCACGGCGGGTGTTGTTACGACCAACAAGAATTTGGTCAACCTGGGTGGCCATGTCTTGCTGAATTTCAGCACGCTGAATGACTGCACTGTCACCATACTTGCCATATTGCAGCTTGTTGCCTTTGCGTATATCTGTGGCAATTCTTATGATTGGATTGTCAGCGGCCTGCCTGTGGATTTCTGAAAGCATCATGTGCGGTTTGCCCAGGGTGAAAAAGCCACCGTCACCAACCGGCGGCAGTTGGGCAGGGTCACCAAGCACCAAAATGGGCGTGCCAAAGTCAAGAAGGTCTTGGCCCATTTGCTTGCCCACCATTGAACACTCGTCTATTATCACAAGGTCAGCGCTTTTGACCACACTGTCATGGTTGACGCGGAAGAACGGCTTTGAAAGTTCAAGTTCTTCTTTGTCAATGTCACGCTTCAGCTTCAGCACTTCCTTGCTGCCTGCAAGGTCATCACCCTGGCGTTGCAGTTGGTCAACAACTTCAGCCAGGGCTTGCTTCAATTCAAGAAGTTTTTCTTTGCTTTTGTCAGCGGTATGGTAACACAAGGAATGGATGGTTGAAGCGCCAATGCAGCCCTTTTGCTGAAGAACATATGCGGCCTTGCCAGTGTATGCGGCAAAGATAACATTGCCACCAACGTCTTCTGCAATTGTCTTGGCCAGGGTGGTCTTGCCGGTTCCGGCATATCCAAAAAGCTTGTACAGGGGTTCACGGGCTCCAAACCATTTTTTGATTGACTGCAAGGCTTGGTCTTGTTGCGGGCTCCACTTCATTGGTGTTGCTCCTTTTCTAATAGGTTGAAAGCTGCCACGGGAAGCATTGCCGTGCTTCCCGTGGTCTTATGCGGGCCTGTATGGCCTTGGCATGGTCAATGCCATGTCAAGCTATTAGAACGGCGGTTTGCCACCGGAAGTGGAAGCGGCACCACCTTCAGCGCCTTCAGTTGCAGCGCCCTGTTGCGTTTCATAAGAAGCACGGGCAACACCACTGTCAACCATGTCCTTGCAGGCCACGGCGGCTTCAAAACGCGGGTCATTGGGTGGCAGTAAACTGTCACGCACGGTGTTGTTGGCGGGTTGCAGGCTGACGTTGAAGAATTTGCCCTTGTTGTTTTTGTCAGCCACGGAAGTCAGGCGGGTCATGTGGGCAAACATCGGCGGCTTGATCTTCCGGCCTTCATCCGTCTTCAGCATGAACATTGAAAGCTTGGTGTTCCAACGCTTATACACTTTGATTTTTGTGGAAGTGAAGGCCAGCACAGCCAGTTCTGTGGGGTCTTCCGGTTCTTCACCACAGGTCACCCCGTACACATAGAAGGTTTCAACAAGGTCATTTTCACCAACCCTGTACTTGCCAAAGTCATCTGCTTCAGCCTTGGCGTCAGCCACAATTTGACTTGTTGGGTCATGCACGGCCACAAAGCCACCACCCGCGTCACGTGGCACCCATTCAACAAACACGTGCTGTGTCATGGCAGGCACAAACAAGACGCCTTCTTTGCCTTCATACAGTTCTTCAGTCACGGTGTTGTAAATCATACCAGCTTTGGCACCTTCAATGCCACCCTGGTCAACGTCTTCCACCTGGGGTGAAAGCGCCTGCAAGATACCAAGAAAAGGTATTGCCAAGTCATCTGCCGTTTGGTTTTCAAACCCCTGGCCGTCATAGTCTGCATAATCAGACACAACAACGTCACCAGCTTGCCGTTTGGCCACTTCTTTGCCCTTTGCCGCGTTTTTCTTTGCTGCCATGATAATACTCCTTTGAAAATGATTTTTTATGGCTCCCTTTTACGTGCAGCCATGCAAGGCACGTTTGCCCAACGGGCAACCCCTTCACCACTTTGCAGGTGACGCAAGCTGTATTTTCTCATTTAACTTTTGTCACACGTTGCCTGAAAACACCAAGAATGTCAAGCGGTACTTCTTCACCTTCTTCAAGAAGTTTTTTGACAAGGCTGGAAAGCGTGCCAGCATGTACGCTTGATTCATCCGTCAGGTTCAGCACGCCGCCAAGGCGTTCAACGGTCTTGGGGTCATCCAGCAAGTGCTTCAACGCATCTGCCTGGGCTTCTTCACCCTTGCCAAACTGCACCTTGACAAGCCGTTTTATAATGGCGTCATGTCCGTTTTCACGCAACCACGCAAAACCACGGGCCTGATTCTTTTTGGCAATGCTGGCCCGCACCTTTTCACTGACTTCAATTTCAAGCCCGTCCACCGTTTTGAATTGCTCAAGCTTCAAGCGGTCCATGACTTCCGGCAATTCAATTTCATTCACCTGCCGCAAGTTCTCTTTGGCCTTGCGCAAGTCTTCTTCAGCTTTTATCACCTGGGCTTCAAGTGACACTTGCCGTGCGGCCAGGGTTGAAAGCTTTTTCAGGTCATCAACTTCCGGTTCTGCCTGATAGTCTGAATAATCAAAAGCGGGTGGATTGATTTCATTGTGTTCTTCTTTTTTGGCCATGGCCGTTCTCCTTTTCTGCCCAGGGGTTTGCTATTCACTGACGCCGTTGGCGTTGTGCTTCTTCCAATCACGTTGAAACACTGACGCACACGTGTCTTCAATTATGCTTTCAATGTCAAATTCCATGCCGTTGCAAAAGGCCATTAGATACACAAAAATGTCACCAACAGCGTCTTTCATGTTGGCCACGTGGTCTTCATTGCCACGGATACCCTGCAAGCTTTTCAACCGTGCGTGTGACAGTTCACCAAGTTCTTCTTGCAGGCCAAGCAACATCAGGTTGGGGTCAATTTCAGGGCCAAAGTTCTTCACGCTGAAAGCTAACTGAAGCGCCTGAAGTTCTCTAATTGTTTTCATTTGCAAGTTCTCCAAAAAGTTGTGTCATCATGTTCTTGAAGAAGTTACGCAAGAACGGGCATTTTTGATGGTACATAAAAAGAATCTTCCAGGCGGGCAGGCTTCCAATAATGGTGCAGACGTGTGCCACGTTGGAAGGCAACACGGTCTTGGCTTCTTGCGGCTTCATGCCACCGTTCAACAGCATCATGTATGCCTTTTCACAACGTTCCATTGTGCGCTTCCAAATATGCTGTTCATTGGGAAGCCAATCACGGAAGTTGACCGGCTGCACCATGCGCATGGTGCCGTTGTCCGTCAGGTCAACATATTCAATCAACAGTTCAGGTGCAAAGTGGTGCCAAGCGGCCATGTGGTCAGTGCGGTACTTATGCACCAAGGTCACCCAATCCCGTTCATCCATTATGCACCTGAAGCCAACCGTGCCGTCATCCGGTTGAATGTCAAGACGTTCAACACTTCTTTTAATTATTTCCATTTACTTTGCTCCTGTCATATGACAACACGGCCATGCAAAGTGCGTCACTGACCATTTTTGTGGTTTGCTTCTTGCCAAATACTTTGGCAAGGCGTTCAGGGTCAACCAACCACTTCTTTTCATTTTCTTCATTCTTTAAAAAGTACAACGTGGCGTGGCGGGTCATGCCATACCCCAGGCCAACCATGCCGTTGGCCATTTGCACGTTGACCGGCCCGTCACGGTACACAATAACCACTTCAAGCACAAGGTGCTTGAAAGCGGCCATGACAAAGGCGTCACGCATCCATTTCAAAACAGTTTTTGGCACGTGCTTGAAGGTCTTGTGAAAAAGTGGGTTGCGGGTGCGGGTGCGGCCAACTAAGAATTTGAAGCCGTCATGTTCCATTTGCGGTTGCTCCTTTTCTGTTGTTTTGCCTACCCTATACACGGCAAAATTTTTTGTCAATAGGTTTCTGCCGAAATTTTCAAATATGCTTGGTCTTTGCCGGACCACTGCAACAGGTTCACCCTGCCGTTGTTGTAATGTGCGGCCACGGTCACGGCAAAGCCAATCAAACACGGGTTGCCAATCAACAGAAGGTGGTCTTTGCTGCTATACTTGACCAACCGCCTGTGCAAGTCATCCAACACGCTTTGCGGCTTGAACGGGCTTGCTGAAGGTGAAAGCAGATATTCAAAACGGCCAAACTGTTCTGCCGGTTCAAGGTCAAACCGTGGCACCAGTTCACCCGCGTCACGGTCAAACCGCATTTGCTTCTGTACAATGTACACAACGGGTGCGTCAGGGCCTTCAAAGTTGCCCTTGATTCCATTTTCTAAAGTTCTCTTTTTCATTATAACCAATCCTTTGCGTCATCCCCTAAAATTATGTCACTTATTTCCACTTTTTTCACCAAGTTTTTGACAATGCGCAAGTCAACCGTGTCTTCCGCAATTATGTCAATATAGCCAACCTGGGAAGTGGTGCCAATACCATGTGCGCGGTCTTCTGACTGCAAGCGTTCAATCAGTTTGAAGCTGTTGTTGAAATATATGACGCTTTTGGCCATTTTCAGGCTTAACCCTTCCGCGCCTGCCTGGGCGTTGCCAACAAAATACTTTGCTTCACCCTTTTGAAAGGCCAATTTATTTGCTGCCCGTTCATCATCACCAACATGACCGTCATACCTGACGGCTTCACCCTTCAGTTCACGCATTATTTTGTCAATGTCCAAAGTGAACCTTGCCCAAATGATTGCTTGGTGCGGTATGTCTTTTAACAGGTCAAGCAAACAGTCAAGGCGCACGTCATTCCCTGGGTCAATTTCAACTGTGGGTTCATCTTCTTCAGGGTTGTCAGTTGGCACATAATTTGACGTTATTTGATGAAGACGCAACCACCGCACCATTGCAAGCGGTTCACTCAATACCTGCCCACTGTCAAGTTCAACAATGTATTCATTTTTGAATTCATCATACACGGCCCGTTGTTTGGGCGTCAGTTCAAAATACTTTTTGCTGTACACTTTGTCAGGGAGCCCAGGCAGGGCAGTCTTCTTGGTCACACGGCTTGCAATGGGCTTCAATATGTCATGCAACTGTTCAAGCCGTTGGTAACCAACCACATATTCAAATTCTTGCGGTTCACCTTCACTGCCGTCTTCTTGCCAAGTTCTCTTTTGGCCTGTGCGATATATGCCAAAGTGGTGCCGGAAGGTGACAAACTTCCTGAAGCCAAACCTGAACCAAAATTCAGGTGACAAGAAGCGCATTGGTGCGTACACGTCAAACGGCCCGCAACTGACGGGCGTGCCGGTCATTATTCTTTTATAGCCTGCAAACTTTCCTGACAACACAATGCTGCGCGTGCGTTTTGCACTTGGCGTTTTAATTCTGTGCGCTTCATCCAGCACATACAACATGCTTCTGTTCTGCATGAATTTCCACACAGCGGCCTTGCCCTTCTTAGTGACAAAGGCGTCATATGTCATGGTCAGGATTGACAAACCCTTGAAGGAGCAAACACGGTTAACTTCTTTTTGGTGCCACTTGGTGCTTGCGCGTTTGGATTGATAGAAGTGCATGTAACAGTCTGCAAGTATTGGGTCAGGCATGTGTATTGGTATTTCATCAGTAACCCAATTTCTATGAACACCGTTGGGCGCAACCACCAACATGCCGTTCAACACGCCTTTCATATAGTTATAACAAAGCGTGTCAATTATGACTTTGGTTTTGCCGGTCTGTTGCTCCCAAAATATTGCACGTATTTTGGCGTCTTTTGAAAGCTGGAATTCAGTGGCTTGGTGCGGGAATGGTGAAGTCTTTGGAAGGTAATGAACATCAGGCTGCATTTGCGTGTTCTCCTTTTCTTATGCTGGAAGTGGGCAGGCGGTTGGTGGTCCAGGCCAACCGCCTGCCCTGGCTCCAGGCAGTAGCGCCAAACAGTGAGGAAAGGAATGGCAATGTCTGTGTTGATACCAAGGCCAAGCGCCCAGGGCAAGCGGGCATTGCACTTTTTTCTGAATGTCACAACCTTGGTCATGGGTTGTGCATGACGTTGTGCAGGCCCAAGGTGCTGGAATTATATTGTATTATATTATATTACTTAACCTTCTTAACCTTCTTAACTTAAAATAAAGAAAAAGAAAAAAGAAGGGGTTCCACCTGCCTGGGTGATTTTTCCACAGCAAATTGTTTTTGTGCCAAGAAGGTTGTTAGGTTGTGCAAACTATTGATATTAAAAAGAAAAACCCTGCACAACCTGGGTTTCAGGGTTGTGCAGGGTTGTGCAGCACGGCCACGCCATTGGGTTTGGCGGGCGTGACCGGTCACTGTGCAGGTGGCGTGTACGGGCCAACAATGACGTTTGTGGGTCCGGTCAGATAAATATACGTGACTTCATCTGAATCAGGGCTTTGTTGGTCACCGATATACGCACGCACCACAAAGGCAAGCACCCTGTTGTCAGGAATGGTCAGGTTGTTGGCTTCATTGGCTTCACCTTCCCAAATTGGCGCTTCATAGTCATACACGCCGTCATTGTACACGCGCATGAATACCCTGTAACCCTTTTCACCAGGGTTGGCGGGTGGTTCATAGTCCGGCAGTGCAGGGTCAAACGTGCTGTTGTGATCCCATTGCACTGACACTGTGCCTGCCTGGGCCAAGAATGGAAAGGCCACAACAGCCAAAATTGTCAGGGCCATGACGGCCACGGCAGCGGTCCAAAATTGTCTTTTCATAGTCCGGTTCTCCTTTTTGGTTTGGCCTGGGCGTCATTTGCCCAGGGTATGAAGCCCAGGGCAACAAGGTTGCTGCGCCTGGGCTTTGATCTATACTGTGACATGTCTTTTGCCAAGAACGTCCAAATTTGGGCTTCTAAGGCGTTTTTGGCGTTTCAATAAACGTTTTTGACGTGGCAGCGTCACCCAATGCAACGGTTTCTTGCTTGACGGCCCATTTGGAGCCCGTGACAATGCCCACAATGCCACCAACTGCCGTGGCCACGATATTGACCAAGGCCAGTATAAGCACGTTGGTGGTTTCACTTTCAGGCAGCATCTTGGCCATGACCACCATGGCAAACAGCATGGCCACAATAATGAACGTCAGGCACTTCAAGCCAGTGTTCTTGTCATCAAAAACACGTGGCTTGACGGGCTTGACCGGTTTGACCGGCCCTGGCATTGGTACTGTTTCAGGTTTCTGCATCATTTTCCCCTTCTGTCAACTTTGTTGTTTTGCACTATCATGCGTATAAATTCAATATTGACGTATTGGCTCCAAAAGGCTTCAGCCTTCTTGCCGTATGTCCAAAAGCGCCCACAGCGCTTGTCAACGTGAATGAATGTTTGGGCCAAGCCAATGCTTGTGAAGCCTGCCGTGATACATGCGGCAAGCAGGTGGTGGGGTGGTTTTGAAAACTGTGTCAGTGAAAGGTCAAAGGCAAGGCGCAAGTGCTGGCTTGTTGTGGCCTGCTTCTGATTGCTGACGGCAGCGTTGTGTTCTGCGCACCTGTGGCCTGAATTAACTATGATCGGCACGCCAACAATGTCACGGGCGTGTTGCAGTGAATCAAAATAACTTTCATCATACCAAAATTCACCACAGTGGTGGCAGGCAAGGCGCTTTTTGTCTGTCACAAAGTTTGGCCACCTGCTATCATCCCAGGGAGCCAAGCCGTAATGGTAAAATTTACCCCTTGTTGTCATGCTGCACGGCTTCCTTGTATGCTTTCATTTCAGCCTGAAGTGCAATAATGGTTTCATTGAGTTTGCCAAACAGGGCCAACAGTGCGCTTTTGCTTTCTTCCCGTTTTTCATCCATGGCCTTCAGGTCTTTTGACAACCTTGAAAAACCGGCATCCATTGTGCTTTGACACTTTTCCCGTTCAACTGCACAAGATGCACGTGGCATTAATATTGTTTCACCCGTGTCAGGTTGAAATAACACGCCCTTGACATACCTTTCAAGGTCTTTCACTGCGCCGGTCAAGCCTTTGTTCATTTCTTTTATATCACTGCGTATGTCAGCACGGTCTTCTTCAAGCTTCTTCAGCCTGAATTTGACCAACGCGTATGAAGTGACAAAGGCAATCAACGCGGTCAACAGCGTATAGGCACCAATAATGACGCCCAAAAGCATTGAAACGTTTGACAGTGTGAATTGAAGCGGATTGGCAGCACTTGGTTCCATGTGGTCAGATTCCTTGTCACATTTATCACACAATTTTGGTCAACGTGAATACTCTATTGGCTGTATATGCCACATAGCCCGTGGCGTCAATAGTTGCTGCATCATTTCCACTTTTGGTATATGAAGCGGCACCCGTGACGCCGCCACTGTCATATGAAGCGTTGGCCGCTGTGTAATAAATGGCCAAGACCAAATTCTTGGTGCGGTCAAGGTCATAGGTCACAGGGTCAGCCTGTATGGTGGTGCCTGCCGCAATGGTCTTGCCCGCACTGCCACCGTCAAAGAACACCTGCACTGCGTCACTGTCAAAGTCATAGGCGTCACCGGCAGCGGCTTGGTGGCCAAGCCACATTTCACCAATGGTGATTGCATTGCCTGCCAGGGCAGACAAGTCAAGGGTGATTTCACCGTCATACGCACTGTCAAGAATGGCTGAAGCTGGTATAACGTTCCGCACAGTCAAACCGTTGACCGTGGCGTCATTACTGTCAATTGTCTGCGTAAAAATATTTTGCAGCCTTGCTTTGCGTATTTGGCTGAATTTGCTTTGCGTGACCGCAACACTGTCAACAGCGTATGCCGTGGCTTCAATGGCAGCGGGTGCAGTGCCACCGTTGTCTGCCGTGTACGTGGCGGCAGGGTAATTGTAAAAAAGCGCCGTCAATCCGGTCACAGTTCTGATTGTTGTGCCTGCTTCATTTTTGAAAACAATGGTATAGGTGACATTGGCTTCAAGCGTGCCTGTGTTGTCAGTCTGTGTTTGCAGCACGTCAATTGACCGTTGCCTGTGCGCCCAGGTATAACTTAGTTGCACCAAGCCCAAAATGCCGGTTGGCCACTGCACGCCGTTCACATAGAAGCGCCCTGGCGGGTATGGTTGGGCTTCCCGTGGCCCTGGGCCTGTTGTACCCAAGTCATGTGTACTGTCAGAAATAGTGCCAATGTCAAATTCACCCGTTTGGGTGACGGCCTGCAAACGGTACTTGACTTGCGCCAAGGTTCCCCAGGTCCGTGGGCTTGTGCCAACATTGTCCAAAAACCAACAGTCAGTGTCAGCGTCAAAGTCAAGCGCAACCGTGTCACACATGCCACGTTCAACACCGCTGAAAATATAGTCACCCGTTCCACCGTCAATGGTGAAAGCCTGAAAGCCAACAACTTCATGCTGCGTTTCACTGACGTACAGCATGACAAGGTTGTCACCGTCTTCCAACAATTGCTGTTGTGTGATTGCAGCAAGGCCAAACGCATCTGAAATGCCTTTCATGCGCAAGTTGGCCGTGTTCTCTTTGTCCAGGGCAATGGCAAGTTGGGCCTTGTTGGTATATGGCGCTTTTTCTGCCGTAATGGCAAGCACGTCACTACCAATGGTATTGTCACGGGCGTGAATATTATACCCTTCACTGTCACCGTTGCGTTGCTGTGCGCACCACATCATTTTGACCGGCGCTTCAGTCTGTTGAAACCAAAAAGGTGCGTCAAATGCAATAAAGTTCAGTATTTCAAGCGGGTCCGTTACAACCGGCACCCAACCACTGTCAGGGTTGTCATCAAATATGGCGTCACCGGTTCCAAAAACGTCTTCAACGGCTGAAATGGTAACCTTGCCATTTTCAAGGCTTCCAATATCAACGGCCTTGACGCGCATGATTAGTTGCTCAATGTTTAACGGGCTCCAAACAAACTTGAACACCTGCCCAGGGAAGAAGTCTGACGCGTCACGGTTGGTGGTAATTGTGGCCTGTGCCAAGTAGGCACCAAGGGTGCGCAAGTCACGCAATGAAACCTTGGCAGCGGCAGAAGGCGTTGAAAAACCCCAAAAGTCAAGCGTGCGTGAATTGGCCTTGCCAAGTATTTGCCGCGTGCCTGTGTCAATGGCCACGCCAACGCGGTCCTTGTAATTGGCTGCACGGTCTGTGTAACGCACCTTGACTTCAGTTACCAAGTTGGTGGTGCTTGTGCGGCTGAAGTTCTTCACGGCAGTGACGTTGGTTTCATCCAGCACGGGCAGATTGGCAATTACATAGTCATCACGTATCAACTTCAGCTTTATTTTGCCGTCTTGCGGGTCAAAGTATATGTTGGCGTTCATGTGCTGTTCAAGCTGTTTGATAATTTGCGCACAGTCAACCTTTTGGTCAAACAAGAAGGAAACACCAAGCCCTTCTGCCTTGACGGTTGTTGCAGCGGTCTGAAAAGATAACAAGTCAACATATGAAGCATTAAGACCACGGCCAAATTCATCATTGGTCAACATTTCATAAAGGCAATATGCAGGGTTGGCGTCACCGTTTATTTCAACTTCAGCGCCGCCACCACCTGACGGGTCAGGGTAACGTTCAACAACAAAGCTGAACGGGCGCAAGCCTGTGGTGTTGCCAACATAACCGCCATACCAAACAAAGTATGCAACGCCTTTAAACCCTGGCTGTTGTCTTATGCGGGCGTTCAGGTATGGGTCACTTGCCTGGGCGTCTGAACCATTATAAAAAACAAAGCTGCCCTGTATGCCGCCGTCACTATCCCTGCCACCGTACAGGTTGGGCAAGTTAATGCTTCCCGCGCCAACAGGTAATGTGCCGGTCCATACGGTATAGTCACCCGCGTCAATCTGCCGCAAGGTGGCTTCACCGTAACAAATAGACAAGGCAATATCTAAATAATACATGTACCCAACGGTCACACGGTCAGAAGAAAACATGCCGGTTTTGACTTTTTCCGTAATTGCCACAGTGACCAAGTTGCCATAGGCAAAGACGTTTGGCCCGCTGACGCGCCGCCTGCCCCATACCAACGGCACGTTTCTTGACTCGCTGACGGTTGGCAAGTTGAAGTCTTCAAGGCCACTTGCCTGGGCGTCTTCAATCTTAGGCTTGGGCGTCAGAAGTGCAACGGCCAGTGAAATGACAAATGAAATCAGAATACCCCACACAGCGCTTCCCCTATATTTGAGATTTCAGGCCGTCACCTGTAAAAATGTTAACTTGCGGCACGTCCGTCCAACCAAGATAGTTTTCAAAATTGCCCAGGGTGATACACTCTGACCGCAAATTGCGGCAGGCACGGCCAAGGCTGACCGTGGCACCAAGAAATAGGTCAGGTATTGGCCTGAATATTTCCACCACGTCACCGCTGTGCGCCACTATCATCACCCACACGTCAGTTCCAAACCGCAACAGCCCGCCCTTGTAAAAGTTGGCAGGCTTCCCACTAACACCGCCAAGGGTCAGTTGCTTGCCGTCTGTCGATATGCCACCAACGGCATAGTCATCTTTTAACGTGTCAAAGTTCAAACCGCATCTTGGCGTGTATATTGTGTGGTTGCACCTGCCTTGGTAGCGCCAACGCATACCTTCAGTTTTTAAAGATGCAAGCAGGCTTTCACATTCAAGCTTGGCGTTTGCAACCCCGTCCGGCCAATTGGCGTCAAGCACTTTTCCCCTGAACAGGTAACGCGTGTCAGGTGCGCCCAGGTCATCAAAGTGCAGCCTGAACACGTCAACAAAAATTTCATAGAATGGCGGTTGCTGTTTGAACAGTTCCGCAATTGCATTATTCTTGCCAACTTCAATGACAAGCCTGTCACGGGCTTCTTCCTGGCTTTGGCTGACGCTTCCACGCTTAATGTAATCACTGACATATGTTATGCTTTGCAGCGTGTAATCACTGTCAGCGCTTGTATAATAGTGAAAGGCAGGGCCAACTTGGAATTGGTAAAATTCAAGCGGGTGGCCACTGTCAATGCTTTGTTCAAGTGCATCATATGCCATTTGTCTTAGCTCGCTTCAGGGTACTTGATTGAGATTAACGGCACGGTCACTGAAGTCACAATGCCGTCACCAATAGTGTGTTCAAGCACAATATTGTCAGTGTCAAAGCGCACCAACCGCATAATGCTTATGCGTTCAATATCTTCAGGCAACACGTCCACGCCAATGCTTGCGTCAAATTCAATTTCTTCTGTTCTTGCCGCAAGGTCTTCAGCTTGCAGCCCAACATAGTCACGATATTCCACGCTTCCGTCAGTAAACACAAACTTCAACGCATACCCCAACGCTGCAATGTCCAAAAACTTTTGGTTGCTGTATTTCACCACCATGGTCACGGCTGAAGCGCCAATGGTCTGCACAAGTTCATAGTCTTCACGGTATGATTCCAGCCAAAACGGCTTCAAGCGGCCAAGGCGTCTGTACAGGTATTTTTTCAAGTTCAACCGTTCTGCCGCACCCCTGACAACAAAGCCTTGCAAGTTGGTTTCTTCTGTAATGCTGCGCGTTGGGTATGCCCTAAAATACCCTGTTTGGTTGTCAAGGAATTTCAACGGCAACACAACACTGCTATTGATTGAACCAAATTGGGCGTTCAGGTCATCCCACACTTCATATGACTTGTATGTTGTCCATGTGACAGATTGGCCGTCAATGTTGGTGTTGTCCATTCCCCTGAAGGTTATGGTGCTGCGTGTGTCATCCATACGGCCAATCTGACGCCGCAAGCCACCTTGCGCACGGCAGCGCAACAATGGAATAATTAACGCGCCGTCATCATAGTTGTTGACCACTTCACGCAAAAGCACCAACCGGTCAGCTTGCACAGTGTCAATTTCAACGGCTTCATTCCAAATATCATCAGTCCAAATAAGTGCAAGGCCACCGTCACGGAAGTCAAGGTTTGCCGTGTCAATAAATATTTCAGTGTCAAGGGCAGATATGGGTGCAACGTGCTTGACAACATCAGGCCAATATGGCAGGGCAAAAACCTTGTCTTGCCACCCGTACATAATTGAATTCAACCGCGTCTGCACTTCACCGTCAGCCTGCGTGACAAATTCAAAAACCTGCCGTGCGTCATTGCGCAACCGCACCCGCTGTTCACCACTATATGCCTTGTGTACGTCTGTCAGCCAACGCAAAGATTCTTGCAGCTTTGTGTCAGGTTCAAATGCAAAAACACTAAGGCGGCTTCCAATAATGTTGACCGTGCCTTCATCGGCACTGAATACCCAGGAAAGGAAGGCGTCAATGGTTGGCGGGCCGTCTGCCAATACAGTTATGTCATACACACTTGAATGAAGCTGAAGGAAGGTTGCACCAACCGGAAGGCCACCGCTGACAACAATGCCGTCAGCATTAACCTTATTCAATGCTGTATGCTGCCGGTTGGCAAAGAAGCCGTTCCACACTTCAACTTGAAATTGCTGCGCACTTGAAACACTGCCCGCGTCAATGAATGATGGAAGCACGGCAATGCGGTTGTAAAAAATGTCAGTGAATTCCCAAACTTTATCAGCGTTCAAGTGCCGTGGGTCAACCGTGGTTGGCACCTTGACCATTTGGGAAGCGTTCAGGCCAATGGCATATTGGTCAGGGCCATACACGCCGCCTGGGCTCCCCTGAAGAAGCCTGTGGTGCAGCGGTATTGCCCAATTTTCTGCAATTGGGTCAATGGTGGCTTGTGCTGTTATGACGGCCATGCCCGCACCTTGTTAGTTGTTTTTAATGGCCAAGCCCGTGCCATGACTGCGCAAGTTGCGGCTTGATATAGTCACAACATCATTGGTAAATGGCACATACTTTTGGTTGATCGGCAACACAATGAACGTGTCACTGCCAAACGTCAACACCTGCTTTGGCGTCAGGTCACGCATGTTCACCAAGTATGTGTCAGGAAGGGTGCCAAGTAACGTCATTTCAGGCGTTGACGTGTTTGAAGTATTAACGGCACGCTGCCAAAAGAATTGAATTGGTAAAAATTCCGTCACAAGGTTTGAACTATTGGCTGACCGCTTCATTATGTTGTCTTTTATCTGCAAATCATGGCCAGGACAACCCAGGTATTGACTTGTTGAAATTGAACCAACACTTGATACCACGGTTGACCAATCACCGCTGCCCGTGTACGTGCTGTTGGTGGTTCCATTGCCCATTGGGCCAAGCCAACCATTTGCACCACCATGCAGGGCAGGGTCAAGCTGAAAAAACATATTGTGCAGATTGTTGGTAACGTTGTTAACGCTATAAAATGCCGTATAGTGTTGAAAAGGGTGCGTTACCAACCTATAAAAGCTGTACGGGTCAGGCCAACCGTAATATGGTGACGTGCCGCCATAGTATGACAATGGTGCATGTTGGTTGGTACAGCCTGCATAGAATTGACCGCCCGTATAACTTCCCGCACCCGTCTTGTCAACTTCACCAAAACAAAACATGGTATAAAAGCCAAGCGTGTGTTCAACAAACACACAAACATATTCAGGTGAAGAACGTTGAAAAAACCAATACGTTGGCACGTTCCCATTGCCACCAACGTACAAGCCTGTACGTGGTACAGATGTTAAATTGCCGCTTGACACGCCGTTGGTTTGATATGACCATCTTGATTCACCGGCATTGTAGCCTTTTGACAAGTTCATTGCCAAACCATCAATAAGATTCCACTGTGACACATTAAATATGCCCGTTGTGCCATTCCAAATGTTTGTTGCCGTGTCACCAATGAATGATTTCAGGTTAAGGTATATGGTGCCAAAGCTACCTGCTTTTTGCAGGTGCGCTTTTTGTCCGGTTGCTTCACCAACTGACGTCTTGGCGTTCTGTGTCCAACCGTTTGTTGTCAAGAAGGTGACAAGGTTGTCAAGAAGTGCGTCAAAGCTGATTGCCGTGCCTGTTTGATAATTCATATTATCTGCCTTTAGTTCAATTCTATTGCGGCATAATCTTCAAGCGCCGTTTCATTTGCTGACCTTACCACCAACCACGTGTTGCCACCGTCAGTGAACGTGTTTTCAGATTGATTGTCCACCCCACTAATTGCACGTATTCCGTCAAGAACACCAAAGCACACGGTTGGGTCAGCACTTAGTGTCATGCGGTCATACAATTTGATTGGCCATGTTGGGTATGTTCCATCAATATTCTTGGTCACTTTACGCATACCACGCTTGAAATATGGCCAAACAGTTGCAGGGTAAAAACCGTCAACCTGATAAGCTGATACCTCTGCCGGTATTGAATCACCTTTTGTGCCTTGGCCCAACATAAAGCCACGCCAATCACCACCAGGGGTGTAAATCCGGCCCGTGCTTAAATGGTCAGCTTCTTCAATCGTGTTCAACACGTCAATCATTGGAAACCAAAAAGATTGATTATATGCGTTGACGTCTGAATAACGCACGTCATCATTGTCAAAACTGGCATTGCCGCCAATATAAAGCGGGTAATTCCACTGTGCTGGCGTGTAATAAGGCAAAATCCACCCCAGGTATGTGACATTAAAAAACGCTTCAAACGTTGCGGCCATGATAATGCGCCGCCCGTTGGCCACAAACCAGTAATCAATTTCATTGGGGTCTTTGACAAATGTTGAAAAAGGCGTGTTGACTTCCAGGGTTGAGCCCACCCCGTTCCATCCGGCTTTTGGGATTGCCCCAGGCTGTTCATGGAAGGCTTCAGAAGCTTGGTATGCCGTATAACCTTGAAGGCTCCAATTGTAAATGTCTGACGCTGAATTGTGGTAATTGGCTATACCAACAAAAATTTCATCAGTTCCGGCGGGTGCGCCTGGGCCTGCAAGAATCAGTTCTTGGGTGCCGGTTGCGTTCAGGTTGGCGCTGACGTCACGTTTGATTGTCCAGGCTTCCGTTGAAGTGGTCATGGCACCTGTGGCATAGGTAAACACCCATTGGTCACCAACCACGCAATTGTAAGCCAACGGCCCTGTAATCAAAAAGCGTATAATGCCGTTGTCATACACTGTGCCTGCCGTTGCTGCCGCCTGGGCTCCTGAAGTGCTGCCGGTCACCGAAAAGACCGCAACACCATCACCACCACCCGTGGTGCAAACAATTGTCCACGTTTCAAGTGGCGTGGTGGCAACAGGGCCTTTGGCCCGTATATACTTGATTTCAGGGTTGCCCGTCAGGGTTGGCGTCACAGCACCATGTTGCGGCCAACCGGCCACAAACTGCTTCAACGCATCCATCAAGTCAAGGTAACCGTATGCACTGCCTATTTCAAACGCCATGTCATTTACCTTTGAATTCTTTGCGCAATTTCATTGACATTGTTGTCAAGCCAATTGGTGATAACTTTTTCACCTGCCGTTGACGCCATGACGCCAAGCACCTGTTCTTCACTGGTAACATTTAACACCTTTAAATTCAACCCTTCACCACCCTGCCCAGGGGCAGGCGCATTGTTGGCCATTGCAGCCTGTTGGGAAGGTGTTGAAACGTCCACACGTTCACCAGGGGTGGCCCTGAAAGCCACCGTTTGTGAATCAGTGCCGCCTTGGCCACCAACCTTGAAGCTGCCGCCGTCAGCAAAGCCTGAAAGGCTTGAACCTGCAAGGCCACCAAGAAGGCCACCAATGCCGCCACCACCCGCGCCGCCAATGCCACCAAGAAGGCTTTGAATTCCCTTTTGCAAAAACAATTTGGCAAGGTCTGACAACATGCTTGTAATCAACTGCCGGAAGTTAACTTGACCGGTCTGTGTGAATTCAAGCAGTGCGTCACCTGCCCTGTTGAAAGCATCACCAACACCTTCATTGACCACTTCACCCAGGGTGATAAGTTCTGATTTCACGGCCTTGATTTTTTCAACGTCCTTGTCAACACTGGCCGCACCTTCTGCCGCGCCTGGGCGTGCAACCGCCTGTGGCGCAATAGCCAGGGCTTCAAAATTCGCCTGTTCATTGGCAATCAATTCCTTTTGCGCTGCAACACGTTCAACGGCAATCTGGTCAGCACGGTCAAAAGTAGCGTTCACAAAGTCTTCAAAACCGCTGAAGCTTAACCCTTCCATCAAACCAGCTTCCACAGCGGCACCAATGCGTTCAGTGCCACCTTCAAAGACGTTTGTGTAACGGGCAAGCTGCACCTTGGCCACAGGTTCAAGGTCAAGAAGTGCAAACGGTTTGTTGATTGCTTCAATTATCGTGTTGACTGAAGCTTCAGCCAAGTCAATAATCTTATTCAACCCCTGCAAGAAGATGTCACCAAGTGCGGCAGGCACGTTTTTGAAAGCTGCAACCACGCCCTTGGCTGTGGCTGAATACACGCCAATAATGCCGTCAGCGGTCTGCGCTGCAATCAACACCACGTTCTTGAAGGTCAGGTCAACGTCACCAAAGGCGTCTTCAAACAGGTTGCCAAGCCCTGAAATGGCAGGGCCAAAAGTGGCAATGAAGAAGTTGGCCAGGGTGGTGGCCGCTGACACAATGTTTTCAAACACGGCCTTGGCCAAGTCTGCCAGGGTGGTCAGCCCGTTGCCGGTCACAAAAATTTGGTCTGAAAAGGTAATCAGCGCCGCAATTGCGGCAGTGGCAGCAACGGCCAGGGCTCCCAATGGATTGGCTGCAATGGCCACGGTCAGCGCCTTCACGCCTGCAATGGCCTTTGGTATGGCCTTGGCCGCAAGGGTGACGCCAATGACAATGGCCAGGGCTCCCACTGCCCTGGCAAGGGTTTCAATGTTCTTGGCCGTGAACAGAAGGCCCTTGGCAAAGGTTGTTGAAATGCCGGTTGCCGCGTCAAGGCTTCCAACCACCCGCACCACTTGGTTGCGTAACACCTGAAAACTTTGACCGATAGTTGGCACGGCCTTTGCAAAGCGGTCAATCAGTTCTTCACGGGCGTTTTTGAAAGCGTCAAGCACAATGCCCGCCGTTATTTTGCCTTCTTGGCCCATGGCCCGCAATTCACCACGCGTGACGCCCAATTCCTTGGCAATGACGTCAGCAACAACAGGAAGCTGTTCAAGCACACTGCGCAATTCATCACCACGCAATGCGCCGGAAGCCAAACCCTGTGACAACTGAATCAAACCGTTTTGCGCTTCCTGTGCGCTTGCACCTGACAGAAGCACGGCTTGGTTCAAGCTTTCACTAAAGCGCAACGTTTGCTGTTGGCTTATACCCAATTCCTTGACGGCCAAGCCAACACGTGCGTACACTTCCGCTGTGCCTTCAAAACTTGACCGCGTGCGGTTGGATATTTCAAACAATTCCTTGGTGACGGCGTTCAGTTCACCCGTGCTGTTGGTCACGGTCTTCAGCCTGTTCTGAATATTGGTGAACGTGTCAGCCAACCGTGTCAACCCGCGTATGATAACACCGGCAGAAATAAAGCCCAAGGCTCTTTGGAGGAGCTTCAAAGAACCTTGGGCAGTCTTTGCGGAAGAACCAATTGATTCTATGTTGCGCCGGACAACACGGCTCCCCCGTTCAGACACTTCAATGCGTAAATTTTCAGCCATGGTCAAACCCCTTTTAGCAACTTGAATTTGCGCAACACGTCACGTGCCGCCTGCACCATAAAAGCTGACATGCCGCTTGGTGCTTGCGGGCTTGTGCCTTCATCCAACGGCACAATATATTCAACGTTGTTGGTTATGAAAATGCTGCCAAGGCGTGTCTTGTATCCACGTGTTGCCTGACGTGCCTGGGCCAATGCTTCAGCGGTTCCGGCGGCAGGGTTGTCAGGCGTGTCAACTGTTTCTGTGGTGGGCTCCCCAATACTGACCAACCAATTGGCCCGCGCACGCCCTGTGTCAACAGGGGTGCGCAAGACGCCAACTTGGTCTGCTTCAAGTGCAGCTTGGCGCACAACGTCATTGGTGTTTTTGCCAATAGTGTCTGCAACAACCTTCATGCGTTTTGAAAAGTCTTTCAACCCTATTGGCCGCGCCATGTTACAACCTTTTCAGCAATGACTGTTTGGTTTTGATTTCAGCTTGAATCAAAGCTGTTTTCTTTTGTATGAAGGCGTTGTCAACTTGCCGCATGATATAGTGCAGGCTTTCATGTTGGTCTTGGTCTAACTCATTGACAACCGCCCAATGTTCTATTGCATACCAGGGAATTGGATGCACCACCCCGTCACCGGTTGGCCTGCATGTGTCCAAATCCCAAAAGGCACCCCAATATAGATACAGCCCAAAATTCAATTCGGGTGCGTTCTGTATCTTCTTTGGAAGTGGCTTGTTTTCGCGCATACATTGTTTTATCACCGCTTCTTCATGCTTGCCTTGCTCCACGGTATAAAGCAAGACGTCAATTAGTTTTTTGCGTCAGCTTCCGCGTCTTCAATCTTGAAATTGACAAAGCTTTCAGCCTGGGCCTTGACGTCTTCAAACAGGTCCGGCAGGCGTTGAAAAAGCGCAAGGCAATTGGCCGCTGAAAACTGCAAAGGCGTCTTGCCGTCAGTGTCAACCATGCCAGGGCCACCCCAATCAAGCACAACGGCCTTGGCATACACTTCCTTCAGGATTTCATTGGCCTTGTCATTGGGCAGGGTGCCGTTGGCAATTGCGCGTCTGTACGGCTTGCTGACGGCTTCCAACACACGGTTGTATTTCTTGTTTGCGCCGCCCGCCCTGGCCACTTTAATCCAAAAGTCACCATAATCAAGTTCAATGCCCTGGGTTTCAACGTTCTTGTCAGTTCCAAAAAAGGTGTTCACGTTCATGGTATTTGCTCCCCTTGTGAATATGCCCAGGCGCAAGCGTGTTGCACCTGGGCAAGTTATGGTTGGCTGACCGTTCCGGCTTACAGGTCAGCAAGGTCAGGCAGGTAATCAAAGAAGACCATCAACAGCGTGTGGTCTTGGTTGGCGTTGACTTTGGCACCCGTGGCCGCGTCAGTGGTCACAGGCAGGGTGATTGGTTGATCTTGCTCCACGTTCAAGCGCCCGTCACCCAGGGCAATCAGCGGCACGTCAACCACAATGCCCTGATTGGCTTTGACCAATGACATGTCAAGGGTAATGTCAGCATTGGCCCTGACGGCGGCAACAGCGGCCACCGTTGAAAAATATGCAGTAATGTTGCCACTGACTGCAAAGGTTCCGGCGGTCACTTCAAAGCTGCCCAACACGCCAAGGGCCTTGTTGCCCGTGACGTTGTTGTTAATGTTCAGCGTCATTTCAGTGACAAAGGCAAACAGCGGGTTGGGGAAGGCGTCACCGGCTGTGACTTCTGCAAGCTTAATGCGTGAAAAGTCAGAAGACGTGTTGAAGGCGTCTGCTTCCACAATGGCGGGCCGTGTGCCGCTTTTGGGTCCGGTTGCAGCGTCAACCTGTTCATTGTCAGCGCTGACAAAGGAAAGGTCAACCGTGATCTTGTCAGCGGTTGGCATGTTCAAGGCAAGTTCTGACGGTACACTGCCGGTCAGGTATTCAGCTTGAATGTCTGAAGGTGCCGCGTCATCAGGTGCGCCAAGGGTCCGTTCAACATTGTACGTGCGCCGCTGAATCAAGGTTTGGTCTGACTCATTTTTCAGCACACGGCCAAAGAACAGGCGCACAGTCAAGCCCGTGCCGGTTTCATTGGTCATGGTGGCAGCGGTCTTGTCAAATTCAATGTATGTGGCTGCAACAGCCCGCACACGGCACATGCCGTTGTTGTTGGAGCCAACAAAGGCTTCACCCGCGCCGTCACCACCAATGAAAATGAATTCACCTGACACAAGGCCCAGGGTGGTGAAGTCAAAGGTGCCACTGGCACGGGTCAGGCGTGGCCATGTTCCGCTGACGTCAATGTCAACTTCACCGCTGCCCATTTCATGCCCCACTTTTGAAATGGTGCCTGTTTGGGTTGCGGCAGTTACCAGGGTTTCAGCCACGGTCACGGAAGCGGCCACGGCAGCGGTCACCGTCTTCAGGCCATTGTTGGCCGTGTCATCAAAGCCCTTGGCAAAAAGAAGGTCATCCACAACGTAACCATCACCACCACTGGCGGGTTCATAGTCATTGCCAGTGCCGTCAACCGTGGCAACGTCAAGTTCATCCTTTTTGCGCAAACTGGCAAAGAAGAAACCTTGCAACAGGTCTTGCAAGTTCTCTTGCGTAATATCCATATTGAAGCCACCACTTGCGTCAAGGTCTGTCACAACGCCCTTTTTGCGCTGACGGCTTGGGTTAATGGGGTTACGCGCCACAGTGGTCAATTCACCACCAAAGTCTGCGTAACTGTTGGGCTCCAACGGCTTCCACACAGGGCTTCCAGGCAGCACCTTAAAACTTGCTTCTTCAGCATAGCGCAAGCCTGTGACGTTACTGTCAATTTTTTGAAGGGTGGCCATGGTCAAGTTCTCCTTTTAACGTAATTGGTCAAATTCAAATTCAGCAACCACGTTGCTTCTGAAATACTGACCGCGTTGGCCAATGTCAACGGGCCGCACATTTCTGAACCAAACACCGTTTGCATTTTTGCCTTCAAATGCTGACAAGCAAATTTCAAGCAGTTGGTCATTCAACACCTGACCGGTTCCAAACGGCGCATGAATCTGAAGCGTTACAATGCCGCGCCGGTCAAACCGTGCTTGCCCGTCTTGGTCTGCAAACGTTGCTTGCCCGCCACCGTTGAAGGCAGCGTGCGCCACAATGTACGGGTCAGCGGCTTCCGTCAAAGCGTCTTGGGTCTTTGGCACGTCCTGGCCAACATCCCAATACAGCACCTTGATTGGTGCGCTTATCGGGTCACCGTCCAACGTGGTCTTAATCTGTGAATATATGGCGTCACGCCCTTGGGTCACGTTCACCGTTTCACCCCTATTGCATAAAGTATGCGTGTGCTTCCAGGCTTGAGCAATTCAACACCGGTTATGCGCCACCGTGTGTTGACTGCATCTTCAGGGTCAATGACTTCATTGAAGTCTTCAACCTTATACCCCACAACGCCCGCCGCTGCAACCAAAAGAATCTGTTCAGAAGTCTTCACCAATTCACTATCTTCTGACATAAAACCAAGCCCGCTGCCGGAAGGTGGCACAAACACGCCAAAGGCGGCTTCTTCTGCTTCCGGCACTGTGCGGTTGGTGGTGTTGCTGCGCCACGGCTTGTTGACGTCACCTGGGGTTTGGCCAAGCTTGACCAACGTGATTGCACGCCCGTTTTCTTCAATCAGGCGCAAGGCCAAGGCGGCAGCTTTTGCATAATCAACGGCCATGGTTAACCCCTTCCAAGGTCACGTGAAATGGTGCTTTCAATCAGTTCTTCAATCAGCATGTCAGCGGCAGGGTATGCCACGATATACAGCCCAGGCACTTGGCTGTTGCCTTTTGAAGTGAAGTTGCCAGGGGTGTTCAATGACTGACTGACGGGTGAAAAACCAAGTTCTTCTTCAACAGGGCCAACCTTTGACTTCTGCTTGATTAATTCACCACCCGTGGCAGCGGTTGTGGTGCCGCCTGTGACGGTGTTGTCTTTGGTGGCAAACCCAATGGCAGGGTCAGGCGCTAACGGCCCGTTAGCAAGCGCACGCAAGGCATATTCAGCACATGCCTGTTGCAGCTTCCTGGGTATAATGTCCACCCCGTCAAAGGCAAAGCCGTCATTGTCATACGCGTCAAGGCGTGGCCATTCAAGCGCTTGGTCTTTGGCCCGTCTGTAACCCCTGAACAGGTTGCCAAACCGTTTGTCAATATAGTCCGTGGCCCGTATAAGTGCCGTTTCCTTCACGGCGTCTGCGCCCGTCCAACCAGCATTGCCACGGTCAAGGTGGTATGTATCGGCAAAGGCAACGGCCACATACGCATTGGCGTCACTTTTTCCGCTTCCGTCTTCAGCAACAAAGGCCATGGTTCAATGCTCCCCTATGTATCCAGATAAACGCCATGCACAGTGGCTTCAAACCGGTCAAGGCTTGTCAGGTCATCAAAGACCGTCATGCAGATTGCATGGTCAGCCTTCAACACCGTTGCAAAGAAGTTGCCTGACAGTGCAAGGCGTGCAGTCAGCACGTTCATTTTGTCCGTGCGGTCAATGTTCCAATCCATTCCACAAAGGTGCGACCAATCCCAATTCTTTTTGATCTTAATGCCTGCACCAAGGTCACAAACTTGCTTTGTTGCATCTGCCTGCACGTTCAACGTCAAACCATTTGTCAGACCGCCAACAATGCCACCAAAGTCACCCGCGTCAATGCTCCTGTCAACAACAATGACGTCAAAAGATAAAAGCAAAAACTGTTTGTGTGGCCCTGGCGTGAAGCTGAAAGGCACGGGCGTCACACTGCCGTCAACGTTTATTGCGTGGTTGTCATCAGCGTCTTTTATGTAAACGTTGCACAAGTCACGCGGGTCAATTACAATGGGCATGTATTCAGGCATAACGTCACCCCATCAAAGTGGGTTGTCTTTCACGTCAAGAAAATAACCCTGCAACATACATTCAGCACTTGGCAAAGATGTTAAATCATCTTGCACAACAGTCTGAATGAATTGCCCTGGCGTCAGTTTGATTGCACGGCCTGCCTTTGAAAACGTCCAACGCACAGTCACCGCGCCGTCACCACCCTGGGCAGTTGCAAGCGACCAATCCGGCCCTGCAAGCACGCCAAAAATTCTGTTCTGTTTGATTGCATTGCCGTCAGTCAAATCAACCATGACGCTGCCGTTGGCATCATGCAGCTTCCATGCCATCCCGTTGGTCAAGCCGTTGGCAATGTCACCAAAGTCACTGCCAATTGGCGTGGTCAGGGTACATAGGTTGATTAATATGCGGCTCAAATACGTGTTGCGGTTTGGCGGGCATGTGAAGCGGTAATTGACAGGCGTGACACTGCCGTTGACTGCCATGTCAAACGCATCATTGTCAGGGTTGCGCATGTATCGGTACAAGACGCCACGCCCTGTTGCAAATTGCTTGTTGCTTCCCATGTCACTGGCTCCTTGGAAGGGTGCCGCCCGTGAAGGCGGCACCCGTTCCGGTTAGGTTACCGCAACGTGGCGGCTGTGCGGGTTGCTCTGAACAGGCGCTTGGCACCACCCCATTGGGAGCCCTGGCGCTTGGCACGCGTGGTGACGTTCTTGTTGCCACCGGTTGCCGGTCTGCTATTGCTGGCCACACGCATGAAATGCTTGGCCTTGGTGGTTGTGGTCTTTGTCATGGCTTTCACTCCTTGGTTGGTTGGTTATTGAGCCCAGGGGTGGCAGCTTTGCCGGTTAATCAACGGCAGGCTTGTTGGCCTGGGCCATTTCACGGTTCCAATTTGGCAATTCAGCTTCAACCTGCTTGCGCGTAATGTCCGTTGAACCATAAGCGGCTTCAACAGCGGCCATGGCAGGCAGGCCCGCGCCGGTCCAATGCTCGTCATTGTCAGGGTCAAGTGACATGACGGCCTTGGCCAGTTTGGTCAACGTCTGCGCCGCGTCTTGCCCTTGCGCCTGCGTGCCGTCATCCGGCCTGGGGTCCGGTAATCCGTTCCCACTGGCGTCAGGTTCCGTCTGCCCTGGCGCACCCGCGTCATCTGTGCCGCTGACTTGGGCGTCTTCCGTGGCAGGCCCTTCCCCAACCGGCTGAAGGTTGCTTGCATCTTCACTTGGCGGGTCCGGCTGTTCTTCATCGGTTTCAATATCACTGACGCCATGGCCGTTCTCCTTTGCACAATAGGCTTCCCAGGCGGCACGGGCTTCTTCCAATTCAATGCTGCCCTGTGGATATGCTTGATAACAGCGGGCCATGTACGTGAACAGGTGCCGCAAGCTTTCAGGTTCACCCTGCACCACGCACACGCCTTGGTCAAAAAAGTGACCGTTCAACGTCACGGTCTTGCCCGTGTAAGGTCCGGTTAGAATCAATCTGACTTCTACAAATTTCGGCATTTTAATTGCTCCCCTTTGAAGGTTTCTATGTCAACCGGCAATTAACCGGTCACGGCGGCTGTTACATTGGCAATGACGTTGGCAGGCACCAGGGCAACGGACAAAGCTGCACCCGCCGCGCCTTCATCAGTAATGGTGCCAATGAATGTGGGAATGGGTTGCGGGTCAGCATAGGTGACCGGCGGCAGCATTTCAACGCTGACCTTCTTGTCACCAAGGGCGTCACCGGCAGCGGCAATGGTCAGGTTGGGTGTTGCATAGGCTGCACCTGCAATCTGACTGTCAGCGTTCAGGGCAATGACCATGGCGTCACCAAGGTCATCAACAGTGTCAGCAACACCACCCGTGACAGTGACGTCAATGGGCGTTGGTGCGTCATGGACAACCACACGCAAGCGCCAACCTTCCATGTCAGCGTCAGCCACAATTTCAGTCACCGTGGTCAAGGCGCTTGCAGCAAGTTGCGCGTTGACGTCACCCTGCACGTATGAAGCTGCAATGGCCCTTGCGTCAGCGGCATTGGCTGCAAACACAACAAAGGCGTCTTTGCCGTTAAGAAGGTTTTTGGCGGGTGTTTCTTTTGATAGTTGGACTAAATAAGCAGGCATGTTGCACGCTCCTTTTTAGGTGGTAAGAAGCGTTTCAATGGGCAGGGGTGGTGCAGGGCCAACCGTTGAAATGGTTACGGGTCAGCGCATGGCCACAACCCCGTTGCCACCTGCCCAGGTGGGCAGGTGGCCATGACCATCAAAACGGGGTTGGTTAGTCAAGGATACCATCGGCATATGCAACGCCCTTTTCACTGAACAGGGCAAGACCGGAATACCACTTGACACGCCAAATGTGTTCATCTTTGGTTTCACTTTCACCAACGTCAACCACCACAATGCCGCTTTCTTCTTCAGCGGTCAGACCGGCAATCCCGTGCTGACGGCTTCCGTCATCAAAGGTGCCTGCAAAAATGGTGGTGGTGCTGGTGCCGGTTCCCTTGGTCTGATTGGTTGGAATGTAATCATTGCGGAAGATCGGAATACCGGCATAGCTTGGCACTTCCGCGCCTGAAGGCAATTCAACCACTTCCATGATTGCAGCGCCGCCCAGGCCACGCAACAGCTTCCTGTATGCGCGAATTGTGCGGGCGTGCATGGTGTAATAATCAACCATGCCGTCTTTGTCCACAACAAGGTCAGACAATTCATCCAGAATGTCAAAAGACAAGGCACTGCCGTTGACGCCCGTGGTGGCCTGTTCAACGGCCAGGGAAAGCAGGCCAGGAAACGTGTGGTTGGTGCCGTCACCATTAATCAGCATATCCTGATATTTCCGGCCCGCACTTTTGGCCTTGCTGGCAATCTGAATGGCGGTTTGGTCATTCCCGTCACTTGAACGGGTGGCCTGAATCAAGCCGTTGACTTCCGCGTCACCCAAAATGGTGGTCAGGCTTGACGTCACCTGGGTGAAGGTTGCAGCGTTCTTGGCGGCTTGGCGTTCCGCTTGGTTGGTGCCTGCCGTGGCACCCGCGCCAATGACGCCTTCAGTGTCACCAACACCAACAGTGGCCACAGGGCCAAGGGCGTTTTCACGGTTGTATGCCAGGGCGTTGCCGCTGATACCATCAAACGGCAGCACTTCAAACATACGGTTGACAGTAATGATGTTCTCAATAACACCGGCAATCAGTTCATTTTGGGCAAGTTTGGCACTTTCGGCCAAGGTTACGGTAGGCATAAGAAACCCCCTGAAAAATGTGAAGTTATTGGTGACCGCATCACGCGGAAGGTTTTAAATTCCGTTGACGCCTTGGCCGTTTCACACTTTCAAGGGGTCTTGGCACTGCAAAAGCTTGATATTGGTTGATAAACGCGCCGCATCACGCGCCGCTTGTTAGTTACGTGACCAATTGGTTAACACGCAAAAACAAAAAGTGCAAGCCCTTATTTGCGGGCGTGCTGGCCTTTGCTCAAGCCTGCACTAATCTTCTGCACGCTTGTCAATTCTTTTCCAGGCGTCTGCATGGTCTTCCTGGCTCCTGGCTTGAAGCCTGGGCCACTTGGCGTTTCACTTTCAAACAGCTTGCCATACTTTTCTTGGCCCTTCATTTCGGCAACCAATTCTTTGATTGTCATTGGCACGCCTGTGGTGCCGGAATAACGGCGTTCATTGTCACTGTCAACAACAAACACCTTGAATTTTCCATCTTCTTCAACAGGTGCCACCTGCTTCTTGATAAACGGCATAAGCAATTCAACGTCACCCTTTTCAGCGGCAATGGCTGACGTGGCGGCTGTTTCCACCATCATGCCATATAACTGACCGGTCAACGCTTCAATGCGCGTGTCTTTGCTTTTCAGGTCATTGGCGTGTGCCTTGGCCAAGTCTTCCTTGATCTTGTCAAGATTCAGCTTGGCACCTTCACCCTTGGCAAGTTCATCTTCAAATGTCTTCACCTTGTCTGCAACTGCCTGGGCAATTTCTTCCGGCGTGCTGCCATAGTCTGACAACGGCGTCAAATCCACCTGCCCTGACTTCAGGGTCTTGACTTCACCCCTTGACTTATTCAGGGCTTCATTCAGCCTGACCACGGCGGCAACGGCGCTTTGCACGCCCGCGTCATCTGACTTCAAACTGTACTTGCCGTCAGCTTCCGTGTACAAGCCACGGAAGTCTTGCGGCACTGATTCAATACTGTCAACGGTCTGATTGGTTGCAAAATCAAATTTCATTTTTCAATTCCTTCCATGCGTTTGAATCACTCAAAATGTTAAAAAGTCACTTTTCAACAAGTTGCACGGTTTTCCATGCTCCCCATAAGTTAAAAAGTTCCGGCGTGATATGTTCACCATGCACCAAGCACGGGTTGTTGTATCCAATGACTTTATTATTAGAATTCACCAGGGTCAAGCCCTGCATTTATAAAAGCGTCAGGTTTGGTCTTGGCCAACTGTGCAAGCGTCAGTTCTTCACCACGGCGGTCAATGAATTTGTCAAGGGTCAAGCCACCCTTCCTGAACAGCTTGGCCTTGGTCACGCCCAACACTTCAGCCTGAAAGTCTGCCGGTTGTCTGCGCATCCAATCATCATATGTCACGTCCGGCGGCACTTGGCCAATGTTACGTGTTGCCCAATTCTTGCGGTTCTTGGCAATTATCCCGTCACGCTGCCCAGGTGAAAGCTTGCGCCATTCCTTCATGCCGCCAACTTCTGCAATGGCTTCTTGCCTGAAATTCTTTTCACGTTCACCACGGCGTTGCGCTGACCGGACAAAGGGCCTTGCACCTGCTTTGTTCATAACACCGGCAGGGTCAAACACCGCCACCATGACTGACCGGCAATTTGGGTGCGCGGGTGGCCTTGCCCCAGGTGGTGAAAGCTTGGGTGAAAGGTTCCTTGGCAGGGGTTTGGAGCCCACAGGGGCAAAAGCGCCGTCACGGCCACGGCAGGTGGCACTTGTGCGCCCGTCAAGCGTGGCGTTCCACTTCAGGGCTTCAATTATGTCTTGGTTGGCAACAAAGGTGGCTTCACGTGCCTTGTTGCTGACAAAGTTGAAGAAGGTGCGCGTGATTGCTTCAGCATTGCGGGCAGTCAGGGCCATAACACCGTTTGTGTATCCGGCGCTTGCAGTTCCGGCAACCCTGGCCATGGCCTGCGTGACACTTTCACCTTGAACAGTGGAAAGCTGCAACGCTTCAATCAACCTGTTTTGGTCTGCCGTGGCCAAGCCTTCAAACCACTGTTGCAAGTTGCGTGCCGCGTTGGCACCACCTGCAAAGGGCGTGCTGGCCAATGACGCATGAAGCTGTTCAAGGTTGACCGTGGCAAAGTCAATGTTGATTGGCAGCGCCGCCTTCATCATGCGCGTTTCAAAGTCAACTTCAAGGTCACTGAAGGCGTTGCCCTGGGCTTTGGTTCCTTTGAAAAGCTTTTGCCACAATTCCTTGCGGGCAACCTTTATGTCATCAACAAGAAGCTTCCAACGTGCGCTTCTGTAATCAATCGGGCCGTCACCCAGGGCTTCAAGCCTTGCACGCAATTTGACGCGCAAGTCACGGTCAGCCTTTTCAATCAAGGCCAAGGCACGCTTGACTTCACCGGAAGTGAAGCGCCGCACGCCCATTTGGTGCCGCAACTGCGCGTCAAAATATTCCTGATTGGCATTGGCCATGACTATTCACCAAGCCCTGCCGCAAGCCCTTTGCATACGTTCACCGCACCCGTCTTGAAGGCACCAAGTTCAAAGCCGTCCATGGCCGTGGCCGTGTTGGTAACAAAGTCAAGGTTGACGCCAAGCCGTTTGGCCTGTTGCACAAGAAAAGCTTGGGTGACTTCCTTCTGTGCGGGCGTCATGTTGTCAAAGTGGTCTTCAACCAACTGTTCTGTGATATAGTTCAGCACAGCATCTTCTGACTGAAGCAACACAATGGCCTTGCAACCCTTCTGCATCTTTTCTGCACTTGCAGGCCGTTGCCATGCGTACATCATGCCCGCCATTTGCAGTGTTGCAGGGTCATTCATAATGTCTTCAATGACCACCACGTCAGGCTTCTGCACGTCACCACCGGTTGAACAGGCCACGGTCAAAACCGCGCCAAGAATGACCAAAATTAAAAAGCATGTGAATTTCATGGGCTCCCCTTTTCAGTGTGTGGTATTATTCATCATCTTCAGTGCCGCCTTCACCGTCATCTAATTCAACGGCGGGCGCACCTGAAAGCGTCAGCGCTTCCTGTTCAATGTTGCCAAGTTCTTCATCAATGTCAAAGTCTTCCGGCAGCACGTCACGGCGCTTCAGTTCTGACAAGTATGTCTTGCGTGATATGTCACGGTTCTTGCGGGCTTCCGTCAACGGCTTCAACCCTTCCATTTCATCTGATTCAGGGCCAAAGTCATTGTGAATCTGAACACCGCCAGTGAATTCCTTGGCCAACCATTCAGCGGTCATGGCCAGGGCAGTGTTGACGGAATCTTGAAAACGGTTGGTTGCGTCTTGAAGCGGGCTTGTGGCTTCCGCTGCATCCAGCACACGGCCCGTGGCCGTTTCACCTGACACACGCTTTTTCATGTAGTCAGCGCCATAACGGGCCATCTGTTCTTCAAGGTCTTTCATGTCATCACGCCCTGACTTCAGGGCCATGCCCTTATGCTCCACATAGTAAAACTTGCTTTGCGGGTCAGGGCTATACAGCCATTTACGCGGGCCAACCGTCAGTTTGTTCTTTTCATCCACGCCACCTGACAAGGCCAGGATTGGAAAGCGGGCCACGGTCAGTGTTGCGCGTTGGTCACTGCTTGACTGCCAATGTGTTATGTTCAGGTCTGCAAGGTCATCCAAAGGCGGCTTGCCAAGCATAAGGTCTTGGCGGTCTGCATAGAAGGTGACAAAGGGAATGAAGCCAAGGTCATACGTTTCTGTTGATTCAAGTTGCCAAACGTCCTTGCCGCCACGCTTGCGCTTGGCCTTCTTGTATGTGTCCACCTGCCCAGGGGTCAACACTCTAATCTTGGGCGTGATAACTTCCGCAAAGCCGTCAAGTTCAACCACGTGGTCAAGTATGCGCACCTGTGTCAACATTTCTTGGCCGTTGACCATTTCTGACGCCATGAAAAGCACGCGTTCCGGTTCTATCTGTATCCAGTATGGGCGCAAGTTTTCTTTGCGGTCATCATCCAGGGTGCGGGCCTTGCCGTCTGCCCTGGCCATTGCTTTTGGGAAGTCAATCAAGACGTGTGAAAAGGCTTTTGCAATGCCTGACTTGAACCAGTTGCGGGCAAAGACGTCAATGTTGTTGCCCTGCAAGTCAAGGTCATCAAACAGGTTGACAAGTTCAGGCGTTGTGTCATCCAAAATGGTGATTGGTTCACTGAAGGGCTTGCCAACCCATGTGTTCAACGTCAGTTCAGTGGCGTTGAACAGGGTGGTGGCTGCAAGGCGTTCATCATACGTGGCGTTGGCTTCATTGTCATGCTGTGGAAGGTAATCAACGCCCGCCGCACGCATGGTTTCAGTGCCACCAAGCAAGGCGTCAATTTTTGACCACCTGGGTGCCATAATGTCATAATTGAAGGAAGTGGTTGCCGGACTATTAGCGTCTTTTTTGTTGGCCATGGTCAAAAATCTCCTTGCATTGCCTGAATGTTCTTGAACATTACCCTATATCTGACTTCATCACCAACATGGTCTTCAGCGTCAGTGTTCACGTCATCAAGGTCTTTGTGACTTCTTGGCAGCACTGGCACTGTGCGCTTGAATTGGTCACAACGGTCAAACACAAACAGTCCGGCGTCTTCACGTGTTTGACCAAATTGCTTGTGACCGTTCTGTAACATCTTCCGCATACGTTGCCAACCCTGTTTTCTGCTTCCTGGCTTTTTGTTGCTTTTTCGCCACGTCACGCCAACGCTTGACATGTCACCTGCAACGCTTTTGTCAGGGTCATAATCATCAAATATTGAATTGTCAGCGGGTCCGGCCTGCACCCTGCCGGTTAAACCCCAATCTGCTTCACGGTCAAGAATACCTTGCGCAATCTTGTCACCGGTCATGCGCACGCCAACATTGGCTTCAAACGTCCAGCCATACCATTCACCAATGCGGAAAAGATCGCCAGGAATATACCCGTATAGCTTCCCTTCCCATTCAATCGGTTCACCGTTGCTTTCAGCCCACCAACCAACGCTGAACGGCTTGCTTTGGCCATGGTCGTATGATCGGTTGATTGTCCATGTGCGTGGTATTTCGCTGAAGGGTATATTTGGCACAAGGTTATATTTGGGCAACCAAACGTCATCAAACATGCCACCCGCCACAATGTTCCAATCACCATGCACCCACGCCTTCAGTTCTTGCGGGTTCCTGGCCGCTGCCTTAATACGCATGATGTAATCAGGGTCAGCGTGAAGAAGCACACGGTTTTCATCCAACGTGCCACGGATTGCAACCCGTGGTGGTTCAAGGTCACCTTCCTTGTTGCGGGCGTCTTTGATTATTGGGCCAATATACTTGTTGTGTGGGATTGGAAGCCTGAAGCGTTCTTTTACCCAATTGTGGCCAACGCCATACGGGTTGGCTGTGGCCCTGTAACGTTTTGGCACGTTGGCCACGGAAGACCGGCAACATGACATCATGCGCAAATAACATTGCGCGTCAGGCCAGTTTGTCAGTTCTTCCCAACCAATCCACGGGTATGCGTGGCCGTGATAATTCCAATAGTCTTCAGGGTTTGACATGAAGCTGAAAATAAGCTGTTCACCCGTTGGCCATTCCCAAAAGTGGTCTGAACGGTTGTAACGGGCGTCAGGCCATATCTGCTTGAACCACTTCAATGACTTGGCAATGACGTCCTTCAGTTGCGGGTATGTTTCCCTGAACAGTATGCCGCGCCATTCCTGGCCAAGACCACGGCCACAGAATTGGGCAAAGTCCATCAACAACGCATCTGTTTTGCCTGGGCCACGCGTGCCTTCATACAGGGCTTCATACACAGGGCAATTCAGAAATATCTGTTGACTTCCTGGCTGTGGGCTCCACGTGATTGGCACAAAGCGCCCGTCATAATATTTTATGAATGACTTCAACTGGCCGTCATTGGGGTCAACTTGCCAAATGACGTCAGCTTTGCCCTTCAGGTCTTCTTCATATTTCAGGCTTGGCATTGGTGGTGCCTTACTGAATAATCAATTTGCGCTGTTCTTCACCACGCACTTTGCGCTTCAATAGCCGGAAGCCTTCAACCGCTGCCGCTGCCGCTTCACTTGGGTCAATGGTTTCACTGTACTGTTCACAGTGACGTTCACACAAGGCACCACCAAGGCGGGCAACCATGATTTCAAGGTCATCTGCGTCAGCGGGAATGTCACCCATTGAAATGATGTTCATTAAATGTGGCGCTTTTGAACGGAAGCGCACGCGCACAAAGTTCTTCTTCAACACCTTGTCATGCACATACAGCACTTCAACGCTTCCACGGTCACCAGTGCGCACGCCTTCATGCACGTTGGTTGTTTCATCATTTGCTTGCATTGTCTTTGCTCCCCTGTTGGTGGTTGTCAGGCACGTTGCACGTCATGGCCGTTGTCATTGTCCG